TTGGATTTATATAATACCCAAATTAAAAGTTTGGGTAATTTGGAATCAGTTGGTGGGGATTTGTATTTAAGAAGTACCCCAATTAAAAGTTTGGGTAATTTGGAATCAGTTGGGGGTGATTTGGATTTATATAGTTCCAAAATTAAAACTTTGGGTAATTTGGAATCAGTTGGGGGTAATTTGAATTTAGCTTATTCCCCAATTGAAAGTTTGGGTAATTTGGAATCAGTTGGGGGTAATTTGAATTTAGATAGTTCCAAAATTAAAACTTTGGGTAATTTGGAATCAGTTGGGGGTAATTTGAATTTATATAATACCCAAATTGAAAGTTTGGGTAATTTGGAATCAGTTGGGGGCGATTTGTATTTAAGAGATACTCCACTTTCTGATGCAACCACTGAAGAAGAATTAAGAAGTAAAATAAATGTTGAAGGGGAGATATTACTATGAAAATAATAATAACTGAATCACAACTTAGGTTGATTGTTGAGAATGAGGAAAAGAATCTTTTGGATTTTACTGGACATTAAAATAATAAGGTTATTTAATATGTTTGAATACTTTTCTGATATTCTTTGGTAATGAATTTATTGGGATTAATTTGGCTTTAATTGTTTTAAGTTTTTGTTTAACAGCTTTTTGGGCTCTGTGATGACCATCAATTATGGTTAAGAACTTATTATCATCATTAACAAATATTAGTATAGGATATTTCTTGGATTCTATATATTTGTTCATTTAAGTTCATTTCCATTTTGCTTGAGGTAATAATTTTTTTCCGAATTCGATTAGTTTATCTTTAACTTTGTTCATTTCTTTTTTTGATTTAAATCTGTCTTTTCTTTCGTCAGCCCATTCATCAATAACATCATCCATATACATTTTTCTTGTTTTGGCTTGGGTATAAAAACCTTGGATATATGCTGGTAGTTCTCTTGGTGTTAATACTTCTTGTGCAAATGAGTTATACGCCTTATTTCTAACATCTTTTTCCGGATTTTCGGTTTGGGATATGTGTTCGATTTCGTGTCTGATTGTATCTTTTAATTCCGCCAATAATTTATTTATTTGATTACCTTTAAATAGTTTTGGGTTAATATCAATTGTAAAATCAATAATATTAAGGTAATTTTCATCATCAAATTCATAACCACCACTGATATCAAATGCTATTTCTGAATCAGTTTTAGTTAGATGTAATTCAACGGTAAATACTTCTTCATCAAATGATTCGTGAATATACTCATTTTCCCAGTCAATTTCTTCATCATCACTTTTGAGGAAGGATTTAATTTCTTTCATTAAGTCCATACTGATTTCTCTTGTGACTTGACTATATCTTCCCTCAGTGATGAGTTGTTTAAGTTGTTGTTCTGATATTATTATTTTCATTTTAAGTTTGATTCTAAGTAGTTAATATCTTCTTCATTTGGATTTTGTATTTCAAATGGGAATTCTTCTAATCCTAGATTAAATGCTGCCAATAGTCGGTGTCTTCCATCTGAAATTCCAATTTTTGGTTCTTTGTTTTTAACTTTTTGTCCACTATCATCATATCCCCAATTTTCAACATATAATGCGGTTGGTTGATATGCTTCAACATCTGTATTTTTAAGATATTCCATTGCTTTCTCCAGTCTATTTCCAATTCTTACACCTTGATTTCTGATATCAAAACTTGAACCCATATCTTTACCGACTCTTTCTAATACTTTTTGTGGTGAAAGATAAATAACTTCTGAGTTGTTACTTCTTTTTACAATTGTTTTTGAACCCCAGTCAATATTGAATTTCTTTGATGTTTTGGTTGTTTTATTTGAGGTGATGTCGTTGTAAGTATTTTCTAGTAATTGGTTAATGTATTTAATTAATTCAAACATTGAATTATTATCTTTGTATATTAATTGATAATAATTGTTAATATTTGATTTAAGAGTTTCTTTATCTGAGGTTGATGTATTTTTAATTTCATTTATAGATTTTTCAATTTGGTAATATAACTTAACCATATAATTGAAATAATCATAGAACTTATTGATTCCTGTTCTATCTATATCCTCTTCCTTTACTATAATTCGTTTAAGCCTAGATTCATTGAGTAACCCAAGTGTTGATTCACAATACTTTGCATTAATGAATATTTGTCTAAATAATACATCTAAACCTTTTAAAAATTCTTCAATAAAACTTAATATATTTTGTTTATTATTTTTGGGACTTTCATTGAATATGGTTTTTAATTTGTTCATTGCATCATCTATATGTTTATGATTTGCAATTAGATAGTGTAACTCTTTATCCAATTTGGTTGTTTCTTCCCTCAATATTCTTCTTATTGTTTGTTTTAGGCTCATTATTTTGTTTTTTTAACACAATTAGGGTATCTTTTTCCGAACATTGTTTTCATTCCTTTTTGGGTATAACCTTTCCAACATTTTTCGGTTAATTCTGTTTTTGAATTATCGTGACCACACTTATGACATAAATATGGGTCATCCCCACCATCAGATAATTTCCAAGAATGATTACATTGACCACAGATTACTTTTTCATCTTCTGTGACTAAGTTCATCATTTCTTGAATTCTTTGTATTTGTTCTTGTAGGTTCATAATTTTAAAAATCCATTACATCAAAGTGAATTAATTCACCATCTTTTATTCCCATATTACCGCCGTGTAAATCTGCGGTTGGGACAACATTATCTTCCAATTTTAATAAAAGTTCTTCATATTTTTCAATATAATCAACAATTTCACTATAATCTAAGTCATATGGTTCTAGTTCATCTTTTGGTCTAGGATTTGACAATCTTTCAGATACTATATCTATTATTTCATCTCTTTCATCATCATCACCATTGAATAAGTCCCAAAAAGTACTATCTGAATATCTAGCTTCTTCATAAAATAATACGGTATATACGGTTTCATCTTTTTCTGATAATAATTCAACTTCATCCATTAAGATTGCATACACTTTTGATTTTGGGTAATATTTTACATCATAGTAATGGATAACACCAGGAACAGTTCCTCCCAATTTTTTTTGTATATTTATTACTTTTTTGATTCCTCTAATTTCATCATCATTATTTGTTAGTTTGAGGATTTTGTCATCATCAACCATAAATGCCATTCCGAAATGACCTTCACCGGCATATTTAATTTTATTTATATTGAAATCATTTTTGAGGATTTTTATTGTTTCACCTAGGTTATCACCAATACTTTGATGTATCTTTCCAACACCTCTTGGTTCATTTGATTTTACATATTTGTCAAAATCTTTTTGTAGTTTTTCAGGATTGGATAAGTCACCATAATCGGTAAAATCTTCAGATAGATTTTTGGCTTGATAAACCCATTTGATATATTTGGGGTCATTTTTTATTCTATCTCCATATATCATTTTTAATAATTCTGGTGTGTTTGGTATTATCCAAGTATCGGTGTCAAAATTTATTAATCTATCGTGAAAAGAATCAATCTCTGTGAAGTATTTCTTAAATGGATTATATTTTTGGTATAATTCTTCTTTGGTTATTTCCAATGTGTCAAGCATGTTATCCAACCCCATTGAATGTATTAAGGACATTAGTCCCATTGTTTCAATAAGTTTTTCCATTTTGGACTTTGGGGTTTTTTCAGATTCTTCCCTCAGTATTCTTCTAATTAAGTTTCTCATTTTATTATATTTAACTAAAACAAATCTTCTATTTTGTCCATATGTTTTTTGACTATTGGTAAATCCACTATATCTGAATATTCCATACCCTTTCTTTTCATCTGTTGTATTTGTTTATGTAATGTTTTCATCATATTTCTTATTGAGTGCCCCATAGACGGATAATTCAAAATAATGTCACTTAATTGGTAATGTTGTTTTGGAAGATTCAACTCGTTCCCTAATTTTTTAACCCATTCCATTCCATAATTATGAGCATCTATTTCCATTTCCCAATAAAGTTTATATAGTTCTTCAAAATCTTCAATTTCACCTGACATTGGGTTTTTTTGTTTTAATTTACCCATTTGTATTTCGTGTTGTATTTCGTGGAATAATATATAAATAAATTCGGATATTGTATTAAAACTTGTTGGTGAACAAATTATTATAAAGTTTTTTGTTCTCACTCCCTTAAATCCTGTCTCACAATTGTTTAATACTTTGATATTAAAACCTTCTTCATTTATATAGTTTTTTATCTTTTCAAAAACATCTTCAATTTTATCTTCATAACTTTTTGGTGTTATTGATTTAAAATGTTTTAGTATAGTATCAAAATTACTAGTCTTAGATAAATCTTCCCTCAGTATTCTTCTAATTGTTTCTTTTAGTTTCATTCTAAATTATGAGTTATTTGGAATTCAACACCTTTTGGTATCATTGGTTTAAGGTAGGAAAAAACAATTATACTACTAATTTCATTTTGGACTTCCCACCACCAGTATTGTTGCCATAAATCAGAGTCCCATAAATCAAATTCTCCATCATCTAAAATTACAGAACCATCTAATATTTTAACATATATATCCCAAATATCATCAGTATAAACAATGTCTTTAATAACAAAATTAAAATCATATGGCCCTACTTCACTTTTATTTAATTTTTTTGTTGAAACTTCTTTGTCAAGGATGAAGTCTTTAAATAAATCAATTGCTGTGGTATCTAATATATCCAAAATATTATCCAAACCAACTGATTTAACTGTGGATATAATCCCAAGTTTTTCAATAAGTTTTTCCATCTTAGATTTTGGGACATTCTCGTTTTCTTCCCTCAGTATTTTTCTAATTAAGTTTCGCATAAATATAAATATCATAAATAATTAAAGGTGATAAGTTAAACCTATCACCTTTAATTATTAATCCCCACTATTATTCTTCTAAATAAACTCTAATCTTAGTGAACTTATTACATTCATCAAATACCCATTCAATGTCTTTGATTTTGAAATCCATTATACCTGATTTTACAAATGGGAATACAAATGTTTCACCTTTTCTTGGTGCCTATGGTAAATATACCTTGATATCATTGATATCGTGTATTAAAAAAATTACTTGTGTTAATATCATATTATAATTTTATCCAGTCTGTTGTGTATTCATTTCTTATGTTATATAATCCTGGTTCAAATGTTTGTGTCACTAGTACTATCTGAAGGACTATTTCGAGTTCTCTGTGAATCTTTTCAGCTCTTTGACTATCTTCCTTGTCCCACCCCAATATTTCCGCTATATCGGATTCTACTGAGGTATTACCATAAGGTCGTTTGGGATCAATCATTGGCGCTCCATATTCTGACGCTCTCCACATAATGTGAGAATGTTTAAGTAACTTTAGATGTTCTTCTGTAACTTCAAATATTTTTCCTTTGATATCATTTAGATTCTCGGCTTGTTTTAATAGTTCATCCAAGTCTTTCCATTCTATTTCACATTGGTGGGGGTTTCCGTAATTGTTTTCCAATTGTGATTTCAACCATTTTAATGAATTCATATTTTTTATATTATTTTAATCCTTTATTTAAAATATTTTGTAATGTATCAGCACATTTTGTAAATCCCCTTTCAAACTCATTTTGATTTTGTTCCTTTTCCAGTTCGAGGGCTTCATTATATTTGGTTTGTAATAGAGAATCATCAGGATATTCAATGAAACCTAAATCGCAAAGGTCTTTAAAGAATTGTTCTACCGCTGTCTGTTTATTTAACATTTTCTTTTAACATTTTTATAAGTTCATTTAAACAATTTAATTCAGCTTCTTCTGGTGTTTCAAAATAATCATCAGTGATGATATCTTTGAATCCCTCCCAAATCACATATGTGAATATATTTTTACCATTATCATAACCACCCTCAACTAGTCCAATAAGATTATATTTCTCACGGATAAATTTGAATGCTTGTGAGAATGTTGGTAATCCAATGTTCTCAACTGGTTTACCATCAATTTTGGCATCCCATTCTTCTTGAATGTTTGTAATTGGGCTTCTGCCCTCTGAGTAACAATACCTAACATCTTCGTCAGGTATATTATACCAAGCCCAACAAGGTTCGTTGAATCCAAGTTGTTTAAGTTCTAGGGCTTGAGTGTAGGGTATGAATTCCATTGTTATTTATTTTTTGTTAATTCAATTAATTTATCAAGGCAAGCAAGTTCTGCTTCTTCGTAGGTTTTGAATTTTCTAGTTTCATCATCTATTGAATAATCAACAAGAGGCTTGTAATTACCTTTTTCATCTAAATCAGTTCCAATGATGGCAATTGCATAATCCCAGTCAATTCCTGTTTTATCATCAATAAAATCAGTAATAGAATTTCTTAACTCATACTTCTCCCTAAACCATCTAAATGCTTGTGAGAATGTTGGTGCTAGTATTGTCACCTCTGTCTGTTTAGCATATTGACCAAATTCAAAAACAAGTTCCGTTTCTTCTGACTGAGGATTTAACATAGGATATGATTCCTTGTAATAATATCTACCAAGACAAGGTTCATCAAAACCTAGTTCTTTCAACTGGAGTGCGATTCCATAAGGGACAAATTCTTTTTTCATTGTTATTTATTTTTTGATTTTAAAATATTCTTCGTCTGACAATGTTCTAAACCAAGGAATGTCGGTTCTTAGTTCCCCAACCTTACCAGTAATTTCACAAATTGTAAAACTTTCTTTTTCGGCTTTATGAATTCGGTTGAATACTTCATTTGATCCATCATTGATATAGATTCTGATTCCTCCGAATTTTTCTTTAACTTGACATACTTCTTTATTCCAACCTAGATTAATAAGGTCGGTGATAAGGTCTTTGATAAGAGGAAACCAACCTGAATCAACTTCAAAGAAATATGAATCTGTAATTGGTGGTTGGTCATTATACATACCATTTTTAAGTCCCCCAATTGACTGGAGGAATTCATCCATTTCTTCTTTGTTCATATGAGGAAAAATATTTATCGGTATAGTGTTTTATAAAATTATCTTGATTGTTTGTTTGGGTGGTTAATTTAGAACCAAAGAATATGCTATTATCATCAATTATTAATAGATGATTATCTCTGATGGATTCAAAATCCAAATCTAATAATTGAAATTGATTAACACGATTTTCAAATGATTCTATCCAAATGTTGATTCTATTCAAATCAACATTTGGAAATAGGTATTTTAATCTTGTTAATGTTTTTGGATAAATGAATTTTAGTTCTTTATTCAATAGAATAAGAAGTCCAATATTCACTCGTTCATCCAATATGGCTGAAGGTCTGAATTTCAATACACTATATTCAATGTGGTTGTTCATAATCAATAATATCTTTTATAAGGTTTAACATTGTTTCATTCTCCATATAACCATCAAATGGTTCTCCGTGATTATCTATGGATAGAATATTTTCACCACTAACAGCGTCAAATACTTTGGTTGTTGGTTCTTTACTGACATAGACATTGAAATTACCCCATCTGTATCTAATATAGAACATTCTTCCATCCTCAAAAGTTCCCTGCCATTGAGATGGACATACATCACAGGTTTTAATTAATTCTTTTATTTTTGGTTTCATACTATGTTAAAATTATATCCCTCAGTTCCATTATATGTTATAAACTCAACTTCCATACCAATAAATGGTTTAATAGATTGTCTTTTAACAATTCCACTACCACCAATAGATGTCACATCAATTAAAACTTTTGGAAATCCACTTTCATCAGTTCCTCTTATTGGTAAGATAAAATTTTTACCATCAGGAGTTTCAACAGATCCATCACTTTTTATAATTCCCTTTAGTGTCACCAACCTTTATCTTTCAATTTGTTTAAGAATAATTTGAAATCTTTGATACCTTCATCATCCATTGAACGATGAATTGAACGAATAGCATCTTTAATTGATTCTGGGTTATCTTCTAATACACCTTTAAACCAATTCATATTATCCCAATGTTCTTCTTTCCAAGGAAGAGTTGTTTTGTCAGTAAATTCAATATCAAAACCCTCATAGAATGTTTCACCATCATCTTTATAGAGTCTGGATGCTTTCCATACATAATCATCAGTTTCACAGATTGATCCAATGAAATCAATTACTTCAATTTCTTTTGTTTCGGTTTTAGGTTCTGTTTCTCTAACATACCAAACACCATTGATTAATATTCTATCTTCCATAATTTTTATTTTATATTTTTTTTGTGAACCAATAATAACAAATTACCATCCTTCTTCCTTTAATCTTTTTGTATTTTCATCAAGAGTTTCAATTATCTTTTCAAGAGTTTTACCAGATGGATCTGTTGTTTCAAGCCTTAGTATTTGAGAAATGACAGATTCAACTAAAAGATTCAATCCCCAACCTGAACTACATTTATCAGCTTCACGCCCAAACATTTCAATAAATTTATCCTAAACGGATTCTCTTAAAGGAAAATCTCCTCCAAAAGGAACTCCATTTCTATCTATTGCTCCTATAATACAATACCAAAATTCTAATTTTTCTTCCATAATTTTTATTTTATATTTTTTTGTAGTCCATAAATCAAATACCTTTCATAAACCCATTTAGTTCCAAGAACTAAAACTTTTATTCAGATTTTATTTTCTCCAAGATATATTTTGAATTATTTGTGTCAAACTTTAACACATTACCATCATATTCAAATGAGGTTATCTCTGTGGTTAACCAGGTGTATGTGAATAAATGGGGTTCAAGAATAACTGATCTTCCTATTGCTGGTTCATCGTGAACTTTGGAGAATCTTCCATCTTCATCCCACTCAACGAATTTAACAACTCTACCACCAAGAATTCTATTATCTTTTTCCCTGGTTAATTTGTATGTATCACTAGTTAGTTTATTCATAATCTTCTTCTATTTTTTCAATGTTTGTTATTATGGTAAAGTTAATCGGAAAACAAGCAACGGTTTCATCTTTATACCAAAATCTATAGAGACCATTAATTGCTTCAAAATTACCAGCAAAAACTTTGAAGCTCTTAGTATTGTCTCCTACTATAACGGATATCTCAAATTTGTTCATAGTTGTATTTTTTTAATATATATAATTTCCAACCCATTCAAATTTAGTTTCCATTTTAAATTCAAAACCAATTGGATATTTTGTTAAGGTTTTTAACTCCTGTTCATAAAACCATTCTTGTCTTTCCTCGTAGTCCATATCTTTCCAATTTGATGGATAATTTTCTTCATATCCATTTCTATCAGAACCATTATATCTTTCTCTAAGTTCCCAACCCCTTGAAAATATTTTCCGTAAATCTTCTTCTGTGTATTTGTATTTCTCCTTGGCTTTCTTATAACCAATCATAAGAATATTGGAAATTGATTTGTTACAACTTTCGGAAATTGATTTCTCATATTCATCTTCTTGAAGTGGTGGAAGTAGTGGAATGTTTTTCAAATTATTGGCACTTAATGGTAAATGTGCCAATATTTTTTTATGGACTAGGGGATGTATATCGTTTAATGTGTCAATCTGTTCCAATCCATTTGTACCATCCACATAAGTTTCCAATACTATATCCCCTTCTTTAATTTCTGAATCATCCACAACAAGTAGATAGTTTTCTGTTTTAATTATATCGTATTTCATATTATTGTTTTTTTAAATCAATTAATAATAATTTACCAATAACAAAACCAAGACCCATAATAAGAGTCTCCTGATAACCACATAATTTAACACATAATATTACTATTGATACACCTAATATCATAGCTAAAACATAAATTAATAATTCTTTCATAATTTTTGATTTTAATTTTAAACAAAGATAGGTAATTGGTTTTATAATTTAAAATGTTTGGGGATATTTATTTTAAAAAAGAATGAAAAGAATTGTTAGATTAACTGAACAAGATTTGGTTAGATTGGTGAAGAGGGTAATCAATGAAGATGACGATGAGAGTAAATTAATTGATTTATTAAGAAGTAAGAATATTAATAATGTTAAACTTGGATTAATGCTTTATGATTCTCAGGATATTGGTGTTAAAAAGGATGTGGTTGATAAAGCTAAAGCAAATGTGTTAAGTATGTATCTAATTAATTTATCAGATTTAGAGGTAAATAATTTTGCTGATGAACTTGGTTTTGGTGATTGGTTTAAAGGTAAAGATATTGACAGTTTAACCAAAAAAATTGTGAGATTTGGACATTGGGATAAAATAAAGATAAAAATATTATATTCGTGATTTTTATCAAAGATAACGAGCGTGATAAAATAATTAGAGAAATAAGAAGACGAGTTAAGGAACACGATAATAGAAAATCAAAATACGATAAATACTTTGCTGAAAAGAATACAAATATTAGTAAGGGTAAAGAATTTGTAAGTAAAAAAACTGATAGTGGGATTAGTTTACATTGGGATCGATATGATAATCAATATCTTATATATTTCCCAGAAAATGAAGTAGATACTCAAATATTACCTTTTGGTGATAGTGATACTGATTTAAGATTGGGTGAAGAAATTTTTGAACTTATTAAAACTTTGGAAGAAAATGGAATGTCATCTGAAAAACTATATAGATATGCAGAAATAGTAAAAAACAAATAACAACAAGAAACACCCACCCTTTTGAGTGGGGTTTTTTATTATTAAAACTTATGACTCACCCCCAATGAAAATCCAATACCAGGATTAGTTTCAACTTTATATGGTTGGTTAAATTTCATTTAATCTATCTGTCAGTCTATCATTGTACAACTCTTCATCTATATCCGCATACCAATAATCATAAAAGCTTGGTATTGGTTTATCAATAGAACCCTCATCAAGTAAAGCACCAAAAAGACATTTGGGGTCATCATTACAGTCTTCATAAGTTTCAAAATAATCATTAATATCATTATCACTAAAGAGGTCTTTTAAATCAATTTGCATTTTGATTTTCTCACTACTAAATTCAAATACATTACCCAATTTATTTAAAGCGGTTTCTAATGCGTCTCTCAAATATTGAGCATATTCATCACTTTCAATATCACTCATAGCGTCATTAATTGCATTTTTAATTTCGTCAGTGTCATCATATTGTTCAATCATTTCTTTCAAACTAATATTCTCATCAGTTTCATTAATCATTTCTCTGATTTTACTTTCGTTATCGGAATCAACATAATATAAATTATCTTTCCAACTACCACCATCACCTCGATACATATCCCAAACATCATCACTCATTATTTTTTCATAGTAATATACTTTTCTTTTCGCATCATTTCCTGCTGGAGTTTTAAAAATATATGAACTATAATGATAATCACCTCCCAAATAATAACCAATATCACTTGAGTCAAATTCTATTGTAAATGTTGTAACAAATAGTTTCGCTTCAATAATACCCATTTGGGCTAACTTACTTTGCAAACTTCTTCTGTTGAATAGTTTAGGTCTTTCATTGTAAAGTTTTCTTATTGTTTCGTTAGGTAAATCTGAAATTTTGAAATCTTGGTTTGATGCGTATTCCGATCCAAAACCTTGGATTAAATAATCACCAGCTTCTCTAACATCAAATAATGGTAAAATATATTTGTGATATTCTTCTTTTGGTTTTGAATTTTTAGGACCTTTTAACTAATATAATATACCATCTGTTCCTATAGATGCTGTTAAATGACTTCTGTTTATTTTAAATTTCCCACCTGGTAACTTTTTATCACTTCTTAATGAATATAGATATCCATATGAACTTCTTCCGCAATGTCCCATTCTTTGACATTCTTCATCTGAATTGTTTGTTTCTAGGTCAACCCAATAATATCCTTCACCATCTTTTCTAAAATCAATAATGATTGGGTGGGTTTCTTCATAATTGATTGCACCATCACCAATATTTAAACTATCGTGCCATATCTTTGCGTCTGTAATTATATCAGTTATACTAGTTTCTTTGTCGTAGTGACTTGTAATTTTATTATCTAAACCTCCAACACTTTTTGGCGCTCGATTATAATCCATTATTGATACTAAAACCGGTATTATTCTTTGGGGATGTAATTCATTTATTTTCTTCTTAGCTGCATTTAAAACATCCGCTTTAGTCATACCATAATTAATTAAATCGATATTGTTATCATAGTACATTTTAAGATATTTGTTAGCAATCCAAACAGAAGTTTTTCCACACACTCGGTCGAATGTTTCTGCTAATCCTGGTTTCATCCCAATTTTTTCAGTTAAGATTTTTAATCTCTCCTCTTGTTTATCTTCAGTTAATAATCCAAAATTTTCATTATATTCTTTCAAAATGTTTATAACATCTCTATCACTATAATTTTCATTAATTGAGTTGCTTTTGAGCTTTCTGTCTAAAATCTTTCTAAGATAAAAATTGAATTGATTTCTATCTAAATCTATTGTTGGATAAGACCAAGTTGGTAAATCAATTAGTTTATTATCTAATAATCCATAAAATACATCTGCAACAAGATAACCATCTTGATCAGAGTTCATTTCAAATTCTTGAAACACTTGTAATACAGTATCACTATTAACATTAACTAGGTTTGTTAGGTCACCTTCTATTATTATAGCTTCATCCCTTTGTTCATCATTAACATACCCATAATGTTCTAAAGTTACAATCAATGAATCTTTATATTCTTCTCTTGCCGATTCTAACATAGTTTGTGTGGTAGCCTGTTCTATAGCATATGATATGTCCTCACGTATATCATATGATTCAATCATATCATTTATACTACCTTCAACAAATTCTTTGTTTTCTTTTTTAGCTAATATTTTTAAGAGTTCAATTATTTTATTTTTATTTTCATCTCTAATATATTCTGTTGCTTCAAACCAATGTATAAAATCCAAATTATCAATTACAAAATCATTAAATTGTTCAAAATAATTCTCATTGTGAAAGGTTTTTAATATAACTTCAGATAAGTAAACATCTCTTTTAGTGTTATAATAATTATTTGAAATCTGTTGATACAATTTTGTGTCATTTTTAATTAAAGTATGAACTATACTATAATCAAAATTAATATAATATTCTGTATTAAAATTAAATCTACTTGTAACTCCAAGTTCTTGTAATTTTTTATAATCATTAACTCCAGTATATAAATCAGGTCTTTCTTTGTATAATTCTAAAAATTCATTATCTGTTAAGTCAGTTAATTTGAAGTCATTCCCAGTCACATATTCTTTACCAAAATAATTAATGAAATATCCCCCATCATCTAATTTAAGTTGTAAAAGTGGTATGATATATTTGTGATATTCTGATTTTGGTTTGGAGTTATTCTTTCCTTTTAATTGATATACTATACCATCACCATTAATTGCTGCGGTTAAATGACTATCATTTAGTGTATATTTTTTTCCTGGTGCGTATTTGTAACTTCTTAAAGAATATAATGTACCTTTATCACTTCTACCACAATGTGACATTCTATTGCATTCATCTTCTGAATAATCTCCTTTTAGGTCAATCCAATAATATCCTATCCCATTTTCACGAAAATCTAATCCTGGTATAATATTTTCTTCTTTTTCTTTGTAATTATGTTTACCACTATTTTTTTCCCATTCTGTTGCTAAGATTCTAATATCCTCCAAATTTAATTTTTCTAATGATTTTGTTTTTCCACTTAATTCGTATGTAATATAATCTTTTATCATCATGTATTGTCTGTTTATTTCTTCATTTTGTAAATCAATGTCAGATAACGCGCTTTTAACTGTTGGATATGTATTTGGCATCAATATTTTAGAATAATATTCACCAATTTTATTAGCCATAAAAATTGTGTTGGATTTGAATATACTTTCAAATAGTTTGGCCTTGTCTTCTGACATTCCAAATACTTTAACCAAAGTATCAACATTTTTGGCTTCAGTTATTAAAGTTCCAAACTTGTCATTATATTCTTTAAGAAGTCTGACAATGCTATTTTCGTAATATTGTTCTTTTAGTTTCATATTTTATCTATCTTCAAGTTCATTTAATATTTCATTTAACATTTCATTGAATCTATCGTTATCCAATTCAATGGTGTTTAAATCTGGTTTATTCCAATATGGTTTTGGGATAATGTATTCTTGTACTAATTTATCAAATACCATATCAACATAAATTTCATCAAAGTCATATTCAACATCATCATATGCTTTTAAAACCTCTGGATTGCCCACATCAACCAATTCGGCTAAATCACCAACTATAGTAATATCATTTTTACCAAATATAATATGTCCATTATAGTAGTCTTCAACATATTTGTTAAGTGTATTTTTTAATGATTCTTTAAATAAACCAAGACCTTTATCCACTAACAATTGTCTTTGGATGTCATATAAATAATACAATATACTCTCACCCATTTCAGTATCAATTAATAATTCTGAGAGTGGTTTGTTTTCATATTTTATTTTATCTTCCTCACTAGCACCTTGAACATTTACAATATCGTCAATAATCATTCTTTTCATCTGACTTTTAAGACCATCATAAACATAATTATTTAATATATTTTCAATTCTGTATAATTCCGATTGTCTATTTGATATAGTCCCTGGTGAATAATCGTGATGAATGTCAATGTAAGATGCCATATCTTCATAATCATTTAACACTACTATTTCAGATAACATAATTTGTCTCCTACTACCATATCCTGTTCTATCGTAAGCAACTTCATCCCCATAAATGTAGTAAGTAAGTATTTCAGCCCCTATTTCAATTTGAAATGCTGTTGGTAAATCTTCCGTTTCAATTTCAATACCTAATTCCTTCATTTTTTCTTTTAACCTACGATTACCTTTGAATATATCCGGTCTTTTTGAATAAATCGCTTTCAAGGTTTCTAGTGGTAAATCTTCCAATCTAAAATCTTGTTGTGAAGCATATTCTTTACCAAATCCAGTTATGAAATATTCATCACCGTCATCTATCATATCAAACAATGGTAAAATATATGGGTGATATTCTTCTTTTGGTTTGGAATTCTTTGGTCCTTTTAATTGAAATAATATACCATCGTCCCCAATTGCTGCGGTTAAATGACTTTTGTTTAATTTTATGTCAGTTCCTGGATATAATCTGTAACTTCTTAATGAGAGTAATCTACCTTTGGAACTTCTCCCACAATGCCCCATTCTTTCACATTCTTCTGGGGAGTTATATGTTTCCAAATCTGCCCAATAATATCCTATACCATTTTGATTACGGAAATCAAGAATAATTGGATGTTTTTCTTCATAATCCATTTTATCGTCACCGATATTTAAGTTTTTGTGCCAATCTTGTGATAGTCTGTATATTTCACTAAAATTTTCATTCTTAACACTTTCTATATTATTCTCTAGACCACCAATACTTCTTGGTGCTCTAACATAATCCATTATTGATGTTAGGTTTTCTCTAGCCCAATTTGGAAAGACTTTAGACATTTCTCTTTTTGCTACTACTAATATTTCACTATCAGTAACTTCTTTTTCCGAAACACTTCTAAGATATTTAAAACTAGATTTCAGTAATGTGTTAGCTAATTGTATTGCTAATTTTTTCCCCACCTCATTGAATACCTTAGCGGTTTCGGGATTTAATCCAAGTTTTTTAACTAGAGTATTTATTCTTTCCTCTTCCTTTTTATCCTTGTTCTCATTTAATAAGTCATACTTTGAGTTATATTCCCTCAATAAATTTATTACTTGGATATCTCTGTTTTCCTTAATCAATTTTGGTCCAAACTTATTATTATATTCTCTTAAAAGTTCAATTATCTTCTTATCTTGTGTTATTTTCCTCATAATTGGTTATATATTAATATAAATATTTAACTTATCATCTTATATTTATAATATAAAAAAAATAATGAAACGAAAAGCAGATTCACTACTTGATTTTTACTTTTATAAGTACTTAAAGGGTGGTGAAAAACAAATAGACTTGAATGGTTTTATTCTAACCCCAACATTTGATGAAGAAGAACAAAGAATAATTTGGATTCCTAGTAACCCAAATAAATTATCTTTTGCCAAATATACATTGTCATCCCATGTTGAAGAACCACTATTCAAGTTTTCTAAAATGGCTTATGACCCTGATTTTTTTGCCGATGTAGTGGCAAGACAACAAATTGATGTTGTACAGAAACTTTTTATATCACCAAAAGATTATGACATTTTTATGGATGAATTAAAAAAATTGGAGTTGTTTAGTTTTGAAAATTTTGAATTCAAGACCAAAGTATTAGATTTAGAGATTAAAAATGATGGTGGGGATGAAATGGACTTCTATGTTGATTTTGAAATATCAAACCCCATTGATTCCGAAACTGGTGAGAAAATAACTTTTACTGAATTAAGTGAAAGAATGTATGGTTTGAATGAAGATGACTCTTTTGTTGATAAGATTGATATTTGGTTTCTTCAGTTTTTTGATTTTCTTTTAAAGGAACGTCCAAGTCTTGTGTGTCGTGATACAACTCCAAATTATTATCCAAATTTTTTAATGAAAAATGGTAGACCAATTAAATATTGGTAATTATAGGTATTCTTTTAAATAGGAATTAAGGTTTTGTTTAAGTGAAGCATAGTCTGGGTAATCTGGTATTCTAAAACTTAGACGCTCCCAAATACTACAACTAAATAAACCTTTAATCAAGTAATCATAACTTCCATAGTTAAAAACACTATCACAATGATCTGCTTCGGTTACAAATTGTTTTATTGTTTTTGGTAGTGATTTAGTTACCTTAAATTTGGTATATTTTTTTTTGTTATAATAAAATTCCTCACCATATTCGTTACCAGGGTCAATAACACCAAATTCTAATTCTTCCCATACATTGTTACTTACTTCATCATAATAAGTCTCATTATATGCACTATCATACATTGAGTGTAGTTTTTCGGCTACATCATCCAAATAATTATCAAAAAGAAAAGTCATAGTATCATTGTCACTGAATAAATCCATAACATTCTCGTTTGTAATATAAAATTCATAATCACCATTTTCATCCTCAGTCCCAATTCTTTCAATTACATCAGTTACATTTTTAATTGGCACGCCTATTAAATCTTTTCCGTAATTTTCAACTATTCTATTGCGTAAATATTGTTTGTTTTCATTGGTTAATTCATCATAAACATTATCCATTAAATCAATATATTTCCAATCAGTAGTGAATATTTCATCATAATCTTCCTTGAATACTCTTTTTGCCACATCATATGAACTTACATCTCTACCACTATCACTAAAATAATCAGCCATATCTTCTTTGTCTCTAACTTCATAATAATAATCCTTACCATCAAAACTAATATCACTAAAACTATTACCTATAGTTTCTATTGCATTTTTATAAGTGCTTTCATCATTCAAAAGATATGTCCAGATTTTGTTTTCAACCTCAGTATCATCCATTAGTTGGTATTGGTCAAAATCAATATATTGTATTACATCAGAATTGAACAATACATCTAATAATTCTTCAATATCAATACCCATCATTTTAGCAATGGCCTCAATACCTTTGTCATTAACTAAATCAACTATCTTTTGTAATTTGGGTGTCATCTATTTTAAGAATTTTAACTTATATAAAGTTTGGTTAAGTAAAGTACACACATTATCAACTTCGTTCTGAAACCAAGTATCATCACAACAATCCCTTAATTCTGTTACTTTGTCACAAGTCTTTTTAAGGAAATTTATTGATGTTTCAACTCCTTTATATTCAACCAAAGGATAACTCTTATAACCTTTAACAATTCCATATTTGCCTTGATATGATTCAACAATCGTATCAACTAATGGAACAATACCATCATAATATCCTTGTAAGGCGATGTGTTCTGCGTATGATTCTGTCTGTAAATGAAATGTGTGAGTTTGTGTACGAGAATGAAATAACAATGAAATCATCTCAGTAATATCAGAATTTGATTCTTTCTCATCTTGTTCCAAGAATAACCCTCTTTTCTTGGCCTCTTCCATAACCGTTTTTTTAATTCTGTCTTCCATAATTTTTTATTTATAAATATAACTAAATAACGAAAAAAGCAGACAATAATGTCTCCCTTTTATTAGGACCGAATGAATCGGACTCCACCACCTTGTTTGTGAACAAGGAAACTACTTGTGGCAAGAACTATCTTGTTCAACCTTGTGACAGGTTTTTTCAGCTTTCTTACAACAACTCTTCTTTGCTGGACAGCAAGATGCCATAAGTACCACAAACACACCAAATAAAAACAATCTCATATTATAACAATTTAAGGTTTATTTTGTGACCAGAGCTTCAATCTTTGATTTGACAATCTCCGTCATATCATAAGTATTTACACCAGTCGTAATTATTGAATCAACTAACTTATCATAGGGAATATGAATTAAAAAGTCAACTCCATTGAAGAATGTTAAGGAATTTTTAAGTTCCAATGATCCGTGAATCATCTTGAGAAATAGTTTGAACTGAACATCATTGATGAAGTTCTCATTAAGGATTGTTCCGAATTTTTCGTTAACAATTTTGATGTTATAAGCAGTTGTGTTCATTTGTTTGGATTTTATTCAGTAATAATGTTTGATATATTCTTTTCATTGAAGTTTGATGCAAACTCCATTACTTCTTCTAAAGTTTTCCAAGTTGTTACAGTCCATAGAGAGTTCCAAGTTGCATTATCTTTCTTTCTTGTTGCCAAGATATACCAACTCAAATTAAGTCTCTCAATAGAGATATAAAAACCATTCTTTCTACAATTCCAAGATAATGTTCTGTTGTCCATTTTCTGAGTGAATGTTGTCTTGTTGAATACTTTCTTTTCCATTAGTTGTTTCTTTGAATGTCTCTTTGAATATCTCGTTCTTTAATCGTATTTCTTTTATCGTGGATTTTCTTCCCTTGTGCTAAAACAATCTCAACCTTAATTAAGTTCCGTTCATTGAAATAAATTTTTGTTGGAACAATTGTCAGACCATTGATTAATTTTGATTTCAATCTTCTGAGTTGTGATTTCTTTAATAACAACTTTCTTTCTCGTTTTGGTTCCCCATTTGCCAAAGAAATTGAAATATTTTTAACAAAGAGTTCATCATCCTTGAAATAACAATATGTGTCGGTCAGGTTAACATTACCTAGTCGGATGGATTTAACTTCCATTCCGGTCAATACAATACCAGCCTCATATGTTTCCAAAAAGGTATATTCAAATCTAGTTTTTTTGTTTTCAATCTTCATCATCTTCATCATCTTCAACTCCCCAATTGGCTTCATAGAATTTGTCATTAACATACTTTTCCAATTGTTCCGCAACTTCCAAATATTTTTTTCTTAATTGGTGGAATTGTTCATCCTCTATTTCTTCAAAACTTGAGTAATGTTTGAAACAATAGTGGAATCCTTCATCTCTCATTTTGGCGTCGAGATATGTCCAGTTTTCTGCTTCTTGTGCTTTCATAATTTTATTTTAATAAATTTGTATAAACTTCAATAGTTTTTTTAAAAAAATCATTTCTAACTATCATTTCATGATATTTTGTATAATCGTTCAACATTTTTCTTGAGTATATTGAAAATAATTCAGTGTCAAACATTTGTTTAAATAAATTTGTATTGTGTTCATTTATTAGTTTAGTATATTCTTTATATCTTTCTTCAAAATTTTCGTTTTTAATCACTATTTCTGCAAAACAACCGAGAAATATAATTGTATTATTAGTTTTTTTTGATGAAAAAACATATAAAGTGTTTTCAATTGGATATCCTGAATTCCAAACTAATTCTTTTCCGCTTTTACATTCAATCCAAATAATAAAACCGTCAACACAAACAATAAAATCAGGTGATTTTTGACTATTGAAGGGTTGTTTTCATTATTTTTGATATTTAGTAGTGAATAATATTAATACAACCTCAAAGGTAGGAAATAAGTTTCAATAAAACAAAAAACCCCAATAAATTTCTGCATTTATTGAGGTTTTTAATATATATTAACCAACATAAAGAAAGGGAGTTGGGGGTTGTGAAATATAAATATATCAATATTTTCAAAAAATCTTATTTATAATAAAAAAAAGTTGTTTTTCCACCTTTTCTGGCAAGTTTTTTTTTATTAAACCATTTACACTCATCGTGTTCATACCCATCTCTAGCACCATCCAAATCAATATCAACCTTTGTTGAAATCTCATACATAAACAAATAATATTTCATTCTTGATGCACCATTCAATGTTGCAACATAATCCAAGTTATCAATAATCTGAAGTCCAGTTTCTTCCCTAAATTCCCTTATTGCCCCTTCCTCAATCTTTTCACCCTTTTCTAAATGTCCACCAGGAACTGACCATATACCTGGTAAACTTCCCTTCTGACTACGTTTACACAATAAACATTGATTCTTATATTTTAATAATATACCAGCACAATTTCCCATATTCAATTATTCTTATATTTATATATATGAAGTTAAGTATAAATGATAATAAATTCAAGGTAAAAGTTCAAACATCCCCAAAAGAAACTCAAGAAGGGATGATGAACAAAACCTTTGATAAAACATTCAACGGAATGTTATTTGTTATGAAAAACCAAGAACATTGTTTTTGGATGAAAAATTGTATTATATCCTTGGATATGATATTCATTGACGGTGATAAGATAACAAAAATTTATCATAATTGTCCCCCCTGTGAAGATGAACCTTGTAAAAGATATTGTGGAGATGGTGGTTATATCTTGGAAGTCAAAGGTGGAACTTGCAAGAAATTGGGAATAAAAAAAGGGGATGTTGTTACATTCCCCTCTTAATATTATCTTAATACTCTTTTTATTATATTCCTAAAATAACTCTCATTTACATTGGTTTCACTTTGCATCATCTGAACCAATTTACCCTTAAATGATTGAGCAATTTTTTTTACAAATCCAACATATGGTGTCTCGTCTTCTTTAACCGAAAATGGATTATATTTTCCTATCTTAACAACCCTACCATTTTCAATTTTCATTATTTCTGAAGTATCTTGAATGTAATATTGCCCATCAGATAATGGTTTTTTATTTCCTTTTTTATCCAATTTAGATACAGTTGAATCCACCTCAATATTCTCAACAATTAAATCAGTACTATAAACATTATTAACTCTAACGGTTTCTCTTGCTGGTCGTTTTTCCTCTTTATTGGGGGGTCTGTTGGATCTCTTCAAATAGTTAAGTCCTGATATATTGGTAATACATTTATGGCCACCACTATTTTTAAGAACAATGTCCCAACCACTAATTACAATGTTATCCAATACTTCTTTGTCTTCCTCATTTAAATTAATGAATTGGGTGTCCATAATTCTTTCCAAATCTTCTTCTGAGACACTTTCATCCATCATCTCATATACATTCCCATATAACGCTTTTAAGTCCTTGTAAGTAAAACCAACTGACTCTTCATTAAATCCTGGGTCACTCTCGGATATCCATTTCAAACTTGATAATCTAACCTTAATTTTTTTAAGTTCCCCCTCAAATTCTTTTAAAACATCATCCTTGACTTCACCAAGATTAATACCTTTTAACTTTCTATCTTCTTTAAATGGATTACATGATACTTGAACCATCCCCATTGGATATGCCGTTATTAAAAAGTCCCCATCTGGATTATTGATAAATGGGGTATATCTATCATACGAACCCTTTGGTCTAATATAACCCAACCCATATTGGAATATTACACTATCTTCAATGTTAATGTCCTTATCGGTTGTTCTACGTTCAGTATAATCTGTTTGATTCTGTAATAAGTCTTCAACTAATTCATTGAAATCTCCACCAAGTAATTGTCTTATCTTTAGATAAATGCTAATAATTGATGGTGTACAATCTAAAACTAATGTTTCCAAGAAATTGTCCTGACTTTTGAATGTTAATAACAATTTATTAACAACAAAGGTGAGCATAAATCTATTCTTCTTACTAGAGTTTTTGAAATCAAAGTTTAGAATATCTTGTGGAGTAATACCATATCTAATAAAGTCAGCACTATCCACCGTTGAGATTGCTTGAATGTCCGTGTTTGTGAATATATCACTTGATGATATTATTTCAGATACCGTCTTAACATTTTACCTTGAATGTGAGAATTGTTTTGATTTTGTAAATTCAGCCCCAGCTTGTGTATCGTGGTGGTCAGTATGAATAACAAACATTGGTTTTCCGTGAGCAAAATCTACTAATACTGGCATAACCTCACCACTCGCATTTGGTTTCTTTATGGCGAATTCTGAGGGTCCGTATTGAATGGTTTCGGCATCAACAACTTTGATTCCATAATCCTCCAAATATTTTTTCATGGCCAAGGCCGTTGTAACTCCGTCAAGTCAAAGGTCCTGATGAAAGTAGATTTTCGCTTTTTTATATCTGTCAGCTAATTTATTTATGTTTTGTATACCACTTTCTAGTAGTAAACTTTTTTTCTTATAAATTTTCATTTTAATCGTTATATTAATTTCATTAATAGTTCAATAGGATCTACTCTTGAACTATGTGGTGGTGAGGGTGGTGATGTGACTTGTGGTGGTGTTATTGGTTCTGTATCACTACTTTGAGCCAATATATTTTTTGACTCTGGAGTTGATGCGTATTGGGCTACTTTGGTATCTAAATCAGGTACAATTTTTCTTAATTCATCTTCAGTTCCTTTAAAGTCAGTTAATCCGTACCAATCTAACCAACCCATATACCATTTAGTATTCCCCATCAATTTTCTAACTGCTGGTCTACCTAAAGACTCAAATGTCTTTAATTCCTTTCCTGCTAATCCAAAAATTTCTAACCAAGATTTTGCAGTATTAACGAACCCTCCACCTAAAAATGGAATATATTTAGCGGTTTGTTCTAACATTTTTATTACTTTTTCACCCCAAAATGGTGCTTTCTCAAGAATTTTTACAACAGGACCACCAACATTTTTTGCAGTTTCAGCTATTTTTGCGGCGTCTTTTGCTAATATTGCGGCTTTTAAAAGATTAACCCCTTTACCACCAACCTTTATTAAATTAAATGTCGGTTTTAATACACCCCCAAGAATGTCGCCAATTAATGGTACTGCACTAATCCAAGACAAAATAGCAAATAGGATGTCGCCTTGTCTCCAATAACTATATCCATTATATAAGTCAATTGGTGTTCCAACAACAGGAAGCATACCTAAAACATCCATAACTGTATTATACCAACGAGCTTCATTAATATTTATTTTTTTATTTGGGTACAATACATTATATATTTCCAAAACAATTTTTTTCTCGTTTTTAGATAATTTATTCCATTTTTGTTTTGTTATTATTTTTTCTTTTTCTTCATGGTACAATTGATTGACTTTTTGTTTGAATTGCACATCAGTTAAAATTTCCATAAATATGTTTTCTATAAATACTCAACAAACTAAAAAAGGAACTCAATGAGTCCCTTCCATATTCTTAAATATATGTGCTATCACATCCACCGTCCATCCATTCCCCAACATTTTATACCTCTGAGTATTTGATAACCCACTCGTATAATTTAGTGGTAATGTTTGCATTAACTCACAATCTTGTGGTGAGTATTTATAAATCTGTCCCAATTCATTTTTACAAAATGAATTAACTTGTCCCTTATACATTGTCGCGGTTAAACAAGATGCTTTCTCTTTGTAGTGTTGGACAACATCCTTTCTAATCTTTGGTCCCCCATAAAATAATAAGTCCAAGTAGTTCGGATATTTGTCTTTAAATTCTGGACTGATAACATCACATATTCTTAAACCCAAATCTTTTGGTTGTGTTATGTTTGGAATATTTGTCCAATATAATCTTGGTCTATTCTGACAAGAGACCAATTTACTATTTATCTGAATTGGTTTAACACCCATTTGTTCAGATATAATATCTTGCCACTCCTGTTTCATTACAACATTTTCAAGTAGAAAATATTTTGGATTACATTCATTTTTTATTCTAACAAACTCAAAGAATAATTTACTCCTTGGGTCATCAAAGTTCAATCCCTTTCCAACATTTGAAAATCCTTGGCAAGGTGACCCACCAATTATAAGGTGGATTGGTGGTAAGTCAGAACCTTTAATTTGTGTAACATCCCCAAGTTGAATTGTGTTGGGGAAATTCTTTTGTGTTATTTTGATTGCATAGGGATCAACTTCACTTGAGAAATAATTTTCATATTTTATTCCTATTTTATTAAGTGCGACTTGTCCACAGCTAACCCCATCGAAAAGACTTAGTACATTCATTATTTAATATTTTTATAAAATTAGTTGATTTTATTTGAAATGTCAATTTGTCTGATAACACAATCCAAGATATATTTCCCAACATTGGGATCAACACAATTTCTTATTATTTGGTCTTTTCTATGTTTTAGTTTAAACACCCTTAAATCAAAATATCCTTTGTCAGACATACCTCTTTCGTTATGGGTTAAACCATCTTTAATTTCAATTTTGGGAATATCAATGTTTGTCCAAAACAAATGTCTTCCCAATTTTATAGTTGGCTGAACAAGTGTCTCATAGTATGGTTTAACATTTTCAACAACGAATTTTATATTGGTGTTTTTTGTATAATTTTGTAAGAAAATAATCTCAGCCCATAATTTCATATCTGGCATAACTGAATCGTAACTTCCACTTTTACTTGCCATCATTCTAACTTTGCTATGACTTTGACAAGGTGGACTAGACCAAATAAAATCAAAGTTTCTCCAATTCTTGGCAAGGTATTCGTGAGCATCACCAACAATTACATTATCATTCGGAAAAAAATGTTTATATACATTTGCAATTTCTTCATTATACTCAATGGCTGTTACTTCAACATTTTCCCAATATTTTCTATTTCCCCCAATTCCAGCATATAGATTTAATACATTCATTGTTCAATATTTTTTAATATGTGTGCAATAACGTCCACCGTCCATCCATTTCCCAACATTTTTCTCGCTTGAGTTGATGTGACAACATTAGTATAGTTATCAGGAATTGTTTGTAGTCGTTCCATTTCAATTAAATGTAGTTTTCTATATCTCCAAGTATTATCAACAATATAATCCAATGGTGACTCTACTGTAACCAAACAATTACCTTTACCATTTTTCTGCTGTGCATACATCTTATGTTCTTTACTCCTAGGTGTTGAGTCCTTACCAGTTTCCTGTCTTATCTTTCTCCTCATATCTTTACCCTCTTGAGTTCTTGTTTCATAAAATGAAATTGGTGTGTTATCTGACAAATTAACAACAATTTTTTTACTATTAATTGCCTTGAAAGTTATTGCTAATTCATTCTGTTCAAAATCTATACTAGACCTTAAATTTGAAATTTTTTCATCAATTGATAACCCCATCGGTTGTTCTTCAACTATATCTTTCAACATAATTTTCTTATCAATAGGTTGGGTTACATTGGGAATGTTTGTCCAATACAATCTTCTTCTGTTTTGTGCTGAAACAAGTGCTGAATTGATTTCAATAGGTTTGACTCCCAAGACATCAGAAATCATATTTTCCCACTTCTTTAACATCTTAACGTTTTCTAGTAGAAAATATTTTGGTTTAACTTCTTTCAGTATTCTAACATATTCCCAAAATAGATAAGATTGTCCTTGGAACTCAAATCCATCATTTTTCAATCTTAGATATTCATCCAAAGTAGTAATCTCATAATTGTCTTTTGTTGCCATACCTTTCATATTACCAGCAAAAGACAAGTTTTGACAAGGTGAACCACCAAATAAAATGTCTATTGCAGGTAGATTACTACTAGTTATTTCTTTTATGTCCCCCAATTGAATTGTATTGGGGTAATTGTGTTGTGTTACTTTAATAGCATACTTATCCACTTCTGAGGCAAAGTAATTATCATACTTTATCCCAGCACGATTCAATGCAACTTGGCCACAACTAATTCCATCAAACAGACTTAATACATTCATTTATTTTCCAATTGATTAATATGATGTTGAAGATACCACAAGGCTTTTTTAAGGTCTTCAATTTCTTTTGATTTATCTTTCTTTCCAGCTCTACTAATATACTTTACGGTGTTACCCAAAGCAAATCCTAATTCCCAAGCATCAATAACTTTGATGGCTTCATATACATTTGATTCTCCCCCATAATGACTGGGGTGATTGATATTTTCTTTCTTCTCCCAAGTTTTAGTTACGGTCTCCATTTGATTTCTTCATTTTTAGTTTTATTCATATTTTTTCCTGTTTTTTCATAATCTTGGAGAAGTTGTTCAACTATATTATCCAAAGGATTATTTCCGTTTTCTTTTTGGGATTGATAAACGGATAAGGATACATCTTTTGTTTCCTTCCAACCTTTTGTGTTGGTCAATGTGATTCTGATTTTTAATGATTCCATATGTTTTTTAAAAATGATAAAATATTTCAGTTAAATTGTCTATCTAATTGTTAAGTTTTTTGATTGGAATATATAAGACAATACCTTTCTCTTTATTAATGGAAATAACGTTTCTTCGAATGGAACGTCTTTGGAACAAAAGATATTGAACACTGGTAACTCATTCTCTTTTGATATGATAATTTTTAATATGTTGGGATCAGTAACTTCAGTAAATGTTGTCTTGTTTGAATTCTTATACTTTCTAATATTATACTCCCAAATCTTGGTAAAATTATTAGATTTGGTATTACAATAACCCTTCTTTGAAGTTAAGTTATCTTCGTTTAAAATGGAGGTTACTTCAATGGAATCGTAAACTACTGTCCATATTGATTTAATGATATTGAAATAATCCTGAAGTTTTGTATCACTATATTTCAATATTTCTTTTAATTCGGTTCTTTTTGGTTCTGTAAGATTGGGGATTTCTTTTGTCTTTAAATCGGTAAAACTTAATTCTTCATCAATTGATTTAAGTTTTTTATCAACATATATAATTTTTCCGTGTTTGGATATGTTTTTGATATTTGCTAAATGGAGGGTTATTTCCGTAAACATTGGATAAACTTTCATTTCTTCCAATTGGGTATTTAATTTTTGGAAATAACCCAACAAAACATATTGTTTTTGTTCTGCATCAATTACACCATGGAACAACCAATCTGTATCCATCAAAAACTTTAATTTCTTCATAATACCAAATATAATTAAAGTTTTGATTAAAATAAATTAATTAATTCTCATTACAACAAATCTATGTCTTTGACCATCCGAGGTTGTAACCATTTGTTCATCATAACTCGACAAAATTCTAATTCCATCAATATCTACCATCTCTTTAGCTATTTCATCAATATCCACATAATATTTCAAATCAGCACCCATATTTGTTAGATAATCAATTGGGCTTTCACTATCAACCAATGAATCAACTTTATCTTCAATCATTTCATCTGTTGGTTCGGTGTCAGGTTCAATACCATCAAGTTCCTCTTGAGCATTATCAATCAGTTCTTGAATTTCATCATATTTTTCAGAATATTCATCTGGGTCTTCAATTTCATCTTCCAAATTACTTTGTTGTTCTTCCAATTGACTAATATAATTTTCCAATTGTTCTTTTCTTTCTTCTTGTTCTTCTGTTAACTCAAAGTCATCAGAGTCAAACCAAGATTCTGGACTATCACGGATACTATCTTCATAATGTTCTCTCATTTCATCTCTTACTTGGTCTTCATCAATGTATTGTGCTAAATCAACACCTTCAAGTCCAAGTTCTATCGTATATTGTAAAGCAGATTTTTCAGCGTCAGCCATAGTTCCAACAGCATATTCTTTCCCTCTATGTCCAACAACTTCAAACATACTCATCTCATAGTGTCTATATTTCATTGGTATGATAGAATATACATCGGCAACATCGTTAGTCAAATCATCAATTTCTTCTTGTAGATTATCAATTTCATTATATAATTCTTCCCTTTCTTCGGAGTCTGGGTCTAATTCAGCACCTTGTTGTACTAATTCTTCAATTCTTTCCTTTAAAGATTCAATTTCTTCTTTCGTATCTTCATCCATTTCATCTAGTTCTCCTTCACTAACCAAATATTGGTATAAGGCATTGACTATTAGTCCTTCGTCATCTATATCAGGATTATCCAAATCCCATTCACCACTTTCTTTTCTTTCTAGGGCTAATTCCTTTTTTTCTTGTTCCTCTCGTGCAATCCTTCGTTTTTCTATGGGTGTACCCCAATCAGTAACATAACCTTTTACAATGGTTTTACCAATGTCAGATATCTTGGTATGTGATACATCTAAATTACCATAAATGTAAGCAACATTACCCAACTCAGTCATTTCTGGCATATCACTCAATTTTAAATTACCTGTTATGTAAAGTGGTTTTCCTTTGAATTTTTTAATATAAGTTGCATCGGCTTGATAATACGCCATCTTCATTAATGTTCTATATTCATCTGGTGCCATTATATAATACTCATAATCCTCATTTTGTTCTTTCAACAATTTGATTAACCTTTTGAATTGTTCTTCGTTTAATATTATTTTTCTCATAATAGTTTTCTTAATGTTCTTCTTATTTGTTCTGACATCTCTCTACCAGGATTTATATTATCTGATTTATCATCCTTAGTTGGTTGTCCACCACCAGTTCCAATTGGTTCATATGTTACATTAGGTTCTTTATATTTGAATGGACCATCATTGAATTTGAATGGGGGGTCATCATCGTCACAATCATAATATCCTTTTTTGCAACAATCCAACCATGTTCCCGCCATACTAAACATTTCTTGTGCTTGTTTATGATGAGGGTCTTTTCTCATTCTACCTTCATCGTGTTTAGGTTTTAATAATTTACTATATTTCTTTTTAATAAAATTAAGTCTCATTTTTCTTATTTCTTCTACTGATACCCCAATTTATTTTGATAGTAATTCAGCAAACTCATAAAACTTGGGATCAGGTAAATGGTCATATTTTTTAATGAAATCATTTATCTTTTCTTCATTACTATTTGATGAAAAATTTCTTTGAGCAGGTAAATCTACCCCACTTTTATATTTCTTTTTCAATTCATCTACCTTATAGTGTGCGGTATTGTATATCCTGTGTAACATATTCAAATGTTTTTTATCACAAACATTATCACTTGGTGCTAACTCATTCAAATGTTCATCTAGTTCCATCATAAAAGAATATGCTTCGTCAAAAGATGTGTAAGTATTATTTTCACCAATCGTAGGTTCGTTTAGTTTGGATTCATTTAACACCCTTTTAACCAACTTGGTTAAATCTCGTTCTGTACGTCTGATTATTTTTCTCATTAAAAAAGTATTTTTGTTTAATTTACATATAATAAATATATCAGTAATTAGATATTTATGGTTATGAATATTGGGATATATAAAATACAAAATAAAATAAACAATAAAGTTTATATTGGTAGTTCTATTGTTTTGAATAAAAGAAAGTATAAACATTTTTGGATGCTGAACAAAGGTGTTCACCCAAACATTTATTTACAGAAATCTTATAATAAAAATGGTACTGAGGTTTTTGAATTTGAAATATTGGAATTATGTGAAGAAAATGATTTAATTTCAAGAGAAAATTATTATATTAATTATTATAAGTCTAATGAGATGGAGTTTGGTTACAATTTAGCATTGGTTGGGGATTCAAGAAGAAATATTGTAAGCGATGAAGTTAAAATGAAATTATCAAAACATAATCAAATTAAAAATGGTAATTTTTCAAAATATAGTTTAATCAATTTGAAAAATAATATATTTAACATTTTTGATAACTTAAAGGATGGTGCTAGATATTTATTAGATAATGGGTTCGCTAATGGTAATGAAAAAAATGTTAGACAAACATTATCAGTTTGTTTGAGGGGTAAACCAATAGACAATGGTAATAAAAAATGTAATACAATCAGACAAACTTGTTATAGTCATAGATTTGAAATCATAAACAACTAAAAAACAAAACAATTATGGCCGGATGTGGATGTAAAAACAAACCAGTTCAACCTACCCATTCAACTCCAGCGAATCAATCTCAGCCAAACACTCAGAATTCGCAAAGTAACACAATTCAGGAGTCAATCAAGAAAGTCGTTGAGAAATATTATAAGAAAAAATAATATTTTTTGATGGGGAGGTAAAATGAAGGGGACATTATTTGTCCCTTTTTTTATTTATATTGTCATAATTTTTTTGTATACATTAATTAAAAAATTATGAAATACATAAACACATTTTCAAAGGAGGGGTTTGTTAATCTATTTGCGGATTATATAATAAAAAATATTGACCCCATCCACAAATCACGTTTTCAAGTTATTGATTTTAAATCATTTTTGGTTGTATATGGTTCAACATCCTCTGATACTGTTTTGGACTTAAATAAACTTAGAGACACCTTTGTTGAACAACATAAATCTTTAATTGATTTTCTAAATCTAAAACATATTAACATCATTGACTTAATTGATTATAGAGAACCACTAAATTCAAATGAATTTCATTTCACATATTACAATAGTGATAGACCAATATTCAATCAAAAGGTAATTGATGAAGTTAATAGAGAAACAGAATATAACAAAGAGTTTTTGAATAACATAAATTATACAGACAAGTTGGAGTTAGAATTCTATTCCCCATTTATGTCTCACAACTTAACTATTGTCAATTCTACGAACTTTATGTCCGTGTCCTCATCTTTCCCTTATGGTTATAGTCTAAATCTTGGTAGGAGAGAGTTTTATTATGGGGAGTATGTCTGTAATCATCTGTTTGATATTTTGGTCACAGATAAGATTCTATTCAAATATACCTCTGATATAATTGATGATGATTTGAATGTAGATATTGTTTGTGATTCAATATATGATTTTAAAGATATCAAATCATTGGTGCTAGATGTATTTGATTTTAACTTTAATAAGTTCGTCAATGACTATCTAAATGACTTTGATATTGAAACCGATATTACTAATCAGTTGGGCGATAAACCTTGGTTGGTTAAAGATAGAATGAAAGATTTGATTATATTTTAAATTAAAAATCCCCACCTTAGAGATGGGGATTTTTTGTTTTAGTTAATTGTGTATAACTCAAAATATACATACAATTCACCCTGAAAGTTATCAGCTCCTTCGGTTGCGGGATTTGCGTTATATAACTTAAATTCCAATCCTATAGGACCTCCAGTTGAAATCAAATAAGGTATTGCGTTATCATCACCTGTCTGACTATAATACACCGAGAACTGTACATACACATTATCTATATTACCTACAGTTAAATCCAATGCTGGATTATTGATGTAAAATGTTACATTACTAGTAAACGCGGATGTTGGTGCTGTTGCCGCTGTAATATTAGTAATGTCAATAATCCCAAATGTTGTATCTACTGTAACGGTATTAGTTACATCCAAATCCAATTCATAATGTTTAGTGTCTTTTCCAGTTACATTGATTCCGTTTACTGATAACGAAGTTGTGTCAACTGTGTCTGTGATTAATCTGTCTACTTTTAATGGCATAATTTGTTTTTTTTTAGTTTATGTTTATTTCAATATAAATATTTACAATATCAATAAAGTCATTATAATGTGAAATCAAAAATCCCCACCGATTATGATGGGGATTGTTTTACATTAAGAACTTTTTAATTATTTCAAGACCTTCCTCCAATTCATTGAAATCAACCTCTGGAGCAAATAACATTGGTATTGGTTCATCTGATTCACTTTCATCAACCAACATAAATGATGGAACGTAATCCTTACCAGTTAATTCAACAAAGATGTCAAACTCATCACTATACTCATCAATGTCCCTATCGTAAAAATGAATTCCATTATCTTTTAACATTTGTTTGAAGACTACACAATGGGGGCATCCCTTCATTGTATATAGGATTACCAACTTATTATCCATTGATTAAGTTTTTAACGATTGTATTTAATTCTCCTTCAGTCATTATTCCCGACTTAGTAAATACTTCCCCACCATTATTAAATGCCTTTGTTGTTGGTACAGCTCTGACACCTAATTCTATGGCATAGTCCCCATTGTGTTCAACGTTCATTGTGTACATAGGTATTTGAGAGTTTTCGGAAACTTTCTCAAATGTTGGTTTATACATTTTACATGGGCCGCAAAAGGACACCCAAAAGTCAACTATGACTTGTTCCCCATTATTAATCTTTGACTTTAATTCTTCACTTGTAATTTCCATTATTTGTTTAATTTTATAAGATTATGTAATGTAAATTCGGCAACATTCAATCTGTCTACCGTAGTAAAAATAAATATATTAATACCCCCTTTTATGTAAATAAGAATTCCACTTGAGTCATATTCGACTAGTCTGTCCACCTCAACAATCTTATAGTCAATGACTTCCTTATTCACATATATAAGATATGATTTGTTAAGGAATTTCTCAATTTTTTCCTTATCAATTTTTTCATTTTCAAGATATAAAATTGATGGTTCAACCTTATATCTTTCCTTGAAAATTCTGGTTATTCGTTCATCAAAAGAGTAGTTCATCTATAAAGTTTGTATCTGGTGTTCTAATTAAGTTAAAGGATGGTTTATATATTTCAATTGAGCTATTATCAAATCTCAATGTTCTATTTATTTTTTTCCCTCTTTGTCCTGGTGTCATATATATTTCCTTAAGGTCATTAAAGATAATTTTCCCTTCAAGTTTCACCCCTTTATATTCAACAGAATAATTTGGTAGTTCAAATATATTATTATCCATTATATATTTAATCCGTTTATCCATTTCTTCCAAATATGAATCCCAAGTTATGTCCAATTGTTTATTAAACCTACCCAAACTTTGAACTCTAACCAATTCAATATTATCTTCATCTCCATATATTTTGTACTCCACAGAAGCTCTTTCCTCCCCTTCTATGTCACCAACCCTAATGGATATAATTATTGATTCTGGACGATTGTTGTAAGTTCTAACACAATTTGATTGGACAATACTTTCCATTGAATATTCTTGAAATGTTGTTAATAAGACTGGATAATAGTTATCCATTGGTTCTTCAACAATTTCCTTAAATCTTGGGTTATACATTCTTTGATATCTTGGATCTTTGAATTTGGCAACCTTCTCACTCCAAATGAAATGTTCTGAATTAAATTCGGCATATGTTTTTGATTTCCAAGTTACAGGTTCAAATTGACTAAGTTTATCTCTGAATTCCAAATGGTCAATGAATGTATTATGATTGATTGAACCATTTATCATAAGTTTGAATATATCAAAACAATTTAATAACTCATTTTTGGAAAATGAATACATATAATACGGATAATAGAGATGTTCTATACCAGGCATTGGGGGTGATTCAACAATATATTTAATCACACTATCCTCCTTGGATAATATAAAATTATTACCAAATAATTCTAAAGCAAATCTCAAATTATATATTCCCCTAACTGTTGTAACTGTATGTAGAACCCTTTTAATCTTATCACCATTCAATCTATTAACACTCATATAAGCATCAATGAATTTGAACTTATGTTTCTTATATATTTTCTTGGTTATTTGGGGGTATGATGGTTTAAATATATGCCAATTGTTTGGTAATTTAACCCCAATTCCATCCAAATAATGTTTATATATTCTGATGTCAGGACTAACAATTGAATTGTCTAGATTGGGGATATGTTCCAAAAATAAGTCAAAGCACTTATTGATTTCTTTTGTATTTAAATCAACTTCTTCAAAAGTTTGTGGTTTAATATTATTTGGTTTAAAATATTGGAATATAACCTTGGAGAGAGTTGAAAGTGGGGTTAAATACCAAGTATTTTTATGGATAGTATTAAATTTCTTTTTTCTTCGTATTGTATTATTACCTGTGTATATTTCATTTTTCTTGTAATTGTAAGTTACAAATTTAATGAACATATGTTTATTAAAATACTTTTGTCCCACCATTCTATGATTACTATAAAAATAGAACTTGAGTGAGACCTTATCTTCTGAGGTTTCTACTTTAATCCTATATCTATCGTGTCTACATTCAGCAAATTGATTTCCGTAATTACTAACAAAAGATTTGTCATCAAATAATGTTTCCAATAAACTGTCAAAAATATATTCCGGCTGAAAAAAGAATGGGTTGTCTTGTTTCGGTTTGTCTATTATGTCACAATAATTCTTATATGTTTTTGTTAGATATTTTTCAATCTTATATTCGTATATTACCCCCATATAATTTCTTTTAGAAATTAATAATAAAAAATGGGGAGAATATCAAGTATCTCCCCATTTTATTTTTAATAGACAAGAGTGTCGGCAAGTTCCCAGAGTTTGGTGTTCATGGTGTTGGTCGCCATAATGTTCTTGAGACCTTTGAGAGAGGTTTTCTTGCCAGCCTGACTTCTGTACTCAAGTCCGCCTTTTACGAACTTCTCTTGTACAATGTTGAAGGTAGTCCAAAGGTTGTCATCATTGTCGCCAGTTCTTTGTGGAGTAATCAACTCCTCATAATCCACGAATGGAACTGAACCCATTCCCCACTTGATGATTGATGCGTCCTTTGCAAACTGAATCTTCTCACCTTCCGTCATCATTCTGTCCATCATCTTATCAACTGAGCTTTGGATGAGTGGAAGTTTCTTGGAGAAACTCTCAGTAAGTTTCTTAACTTCCTCACTATCAAATCCCATGTGACGGATATTGAATTGTTCGGCTGTTGCAGTTGGGACTGTAAGACCGTTGGAACAAACCAATCTGAAGAGCCCAGCACCTACATTCAGAGTTGTCATACCATTGTGGCTGTTACGGATTATTGCCTCAACTAATGTGTCACCAACTTTTGGTAGTTCTCCGTTTCTGAACCTCAACTCGTGAGTACCATACAAATCCTTACCATTTTGTTTGACTGAGGAGAGTTCCCATCCTTGGTTGGTAAAGTTTTCCACTATATCCATAGTTGGTACAAACATGTATTTGTTGGACATTTTAGGATCTGCTGAAGTTGCGAATACTGCTGGAGCGATAGATTTGATTTCTTGGATTGTCATATGATTTATGTTTTTAATTGGTTGATAATTAACTTACAATACTATAAACCTAAGATTGGGGTGGAAAGTTCCTATAGTTTAAAATTTATTTTACTAATTCAATATAAGTACTCCCCATAAATGAACCTTTAAGGTTGAAAGTTAAGGTAGAAAATAAACCTGAATGATTACTTACTTTGAAGTATCTACCTGATGGAGTAATTTCTGTTACAACACCTTCTTCACCATCAACATTTAAAAATTTTTTATGGAGAACTGAATCTTGTCCTACTGAAATAGTAATTCCCATTTTGTTAGTGAATGTCTTCATATCAGATATATTTTTTATTGGTGGATAATAAACTTACAATATTATAAACCTAAGATTGGGGTGGAAAGTTCCCTAAAGATTTATATTTTTTTAAAATTTGGTTTTGAACCGTAAATTCAATTCATCGAATAAAGAATTAATCTTATCAATTTCCTTTTGGTAAAATTCCTTTACCTCTGTATATTCAGTTTTATCCATTTCTCTAACGAAATGATTTCTGAGAGTAAGTGTGTGTGCTGTCAAGAGAACAAATTGTTCCCCAGATAATTTGAAGTTTTTCATAATGATGGATTTTAATATTAAATAATCAACTTACAATACAATAAACCAAGGTCACCCCCAGTTAGTTCCAAGAAGTTCAAAATATTTTTAATTTAATGAAAATAAACCATATTTGGTTTCAATGAATACACCATCCAAAGTTAATATTCCTTTTGGATTTTTCTTAATACTCACAACAACATCAATCAGTTGTGTTCTGGTTGGGATGAGATCCAATCCAGCGTCAAGGTTTTTATAACAAAGTTCTTTTACCTTCTCATAAAAAACTTCTTTGAGGTCTCCCCCAATTAATTCCATTAACTCGTTGGGGTTTTTCTCAAAGAAGTTTATAAAATTCTTAATGTATATTTCAACATCTATGTTCATAATAATTTATTTTTTATTGTACATAAAACATTCCATCTTTTCTTTCAATCAATTTCTCTTTCAAAACTGGTGGTATCATAGGATTACTACCTCTAAGTACTATAAAATTCAATTCTTCCAATTCACTGATACTTTCTGGTAGTTGTTTCACTAGGGGACAATTAAGAATAGAAAGAAATGTCAAGTTTTTCAAGTTTGAAACTGTATTTGGGATATTTTTAGCTGAAGCGTCAAATACCAATGAAGTTAGTTCGGTAAATCTACCAATAGAATCTGGTATTTCAAAAGCTCTGTTTTGGTCTTTTGTACTGTTAATAAGTTGTAAAATTTTAATATTAGCAGGTAATTTATCTAACAAAGCTTCAAAACCAAATATTTCAAAAATTCCTTTACTAGTTGGGTAGGTAATGATTGCTTCCTCATTACTACTCATAACATATTTTTTAAATAACATCTCAAATCCCTCTCTGAATATTGGTAATCCATCAAATATTTCTCTCATTATACCATTCTGACCAAAATATTTACCCAAATCAATTTGGCGGTCTAATAAATCCATAAATTGTTCTTTAATGAAATTAAATTGGAATCTATTTTTTGGTAATCCCGACTTTGGTGATACATTACCACCGTCATTTGTTGGTAAAATAACATACAATGGGGAATCTATAGCACATTTTGTTTTAACATTTTCATAAGGTGTTGTGTAATAATCAAAGTTACTTACATATCCTTTTTCACCTTTTAATAGAGCGTTACCTGGTGCCGAAGTACACCAATTAGACTCACCATCATTTTTCAATTGACTTCCACCATAAAATACTGCCGCGTGTCTAGCCAATGGATTTTTAGGATTAATTTCAACAACAACCCAATCTTTACCTTGATAAACTATCGGACAATCAAATTTACTATAAGGATTATCACCTTGAACTTTTTCAGCTTCTTTCCTAACCTGTTTATTTATATTTTTTTCCGGTATTTGATAATTCATACAGACATCACCCAAATCTTTTGGTGTTAATTTATTGATGTCTTTTTTATCTAAAGGTAATAAATCTTTAAATTTCTTTAATTGATGGAATTTAATTAAATCAGTTTTAAGACTAGGTAAATCCTCAATAAAAAGTCTACGATATTCTGTAACTGCTCTTTTGTATTCTGGTGATTTGGGGTCTAGTTCTTTTATATTACTTGGTAATTTTGCGGCATAATAAGATAATATCCAATTTGCATATTCACCAACTTTCACTTTTTCCATATCATCTATACTAGCACCATCAATATCAAAATTAGATGGCTCAGTTCCAGCTATACAAGGTGATGTTGCACAAGGTATTGTTGTTGGGTCGGAAAATATGATTTGTTTTAATACTTGAAATGGTGTTATTTGTACTTGTTCCAATTCATTTGTTTGGTCATTAAGTTTAGTCATTGTACTACCAGCCAATTTACCTTTTGCATTTGGATTTTTTCTGAGGTCTTCTTCTGATGGTATTACCAATTTATCATACAACATCTTGAATCTAGATGTATTTTCAAGTATTAATCGTTTTAGTATTGATTTGAATCTCATTGTAAAATTTTTATTTATAAATATCTTAAAAAATCAAAATCTTTATTAGTTATAAAAGTATGGTATTTTTATAATAAAAAATATAGATATGAAACAAGAAAAAAGTTGCAAAAGTTGCAAAAAAGGTTTAAGTGGGCAACAAATTGGGTTATTCGGATTATCATTATTTATCCTTGGAACTTCCATTTATGGGACAATATTATTATTCAAAAATATTATTTCCCTTTTCTATTAAATTTAACATTTAGATAGATAATCAAATCCCCAATATACTCACCCCTATATCCTTTTCCTTTTACCCTCAATGGTTTGGTTGAATCAAAATCATCTGGTAATTTGACGAGGATATTTCCATTGGGGTGGGGTATTTCAAGATTTTCTTTGGATAAATCATTTAAGCTTAGATATGATTGATATATTAAATGATTTTCTCTCTTCTCAAAATTATCTTTTGGTTTAATGAACACACGAATAATTAAATTACCATATCCCCCACTAAAATAATCACCCTTACCTTGTAATCTTAGAAACTGTCCTTCATCAATACCTTGGGGTATTTTGACCTTAATTGAATCTTTTTTGGGGTTTGTACCAGAACCACCACATCCATTACAAACTTTTTTAAATAACTCACCAACGCCTCTACAAGTGTTACAAGGTTGTCTTATTACTTGTTGAAAAAACCCTGACCCCATTGTTATTGTTGTATGTCCAACACCATTACATTGATGACATCTTATTCTTTCACCTCCAGCACCATTACAAGGTTCACATTTAATCTTTCGTTCATATTCAAATGTCTTTTCAACACCAATATATGATTCAAGACAACCAATTTCAACATTAACAACTTTCTCAGGAGCACTGGTTTTACGTTGTGTAAATCCCCCGCCATTGAAGAAGTCATTAAACATACTGCCTAAGTCACCATATGGATTTTTTCTTTGGTTATCGTATTGTTGTCGTTTGGTATCATCCCCCAATATATCATAGGCTTGAGATATTTTTTTAAACTTCTCTTCATCCCCACTTTTGTCTGGATGATGTTCCATTGCCAACTTTCTATATGTCTTTTTGATTTCATCTGGGGTGGCGGTTTCAGTTACACCCAATATGTCATAGTAATTTTCCATTATTTATATTATTTAAAGTCTAATTATTTTTATATTATGAACTACCAAATAGTCCTATTCAAAAATAAAGAAAAGAAAAAAATAATCAATAAGTTTATCACCTTTGATAAGGCAAAGAAAGGTTATGAAAATCTGTTAAAGAAAAGTGAAAATGTTATTTTCAATGTTCAGACTCAGAATGGAAAACCTTGTAATTATGAAATCGCCTTAATCGGAAAAGATAAACGAAAGGATCCAATATACCTTAAAGATAGTTTGGGTAGGAATATTAAGGTTGAATTGGACACTGATGAGTTCAGTATTATAAAGATTCATCAATACAACAAGGAAGAATCATTTTTGGATTACAAGACAAAAAATAAAATAACCACCAACCAATTTATAAACAAATATTTAAAGGGTGGTGGTTTAAAAATGATATCAAAACTAAACAACAAGATTGTTCTTCAAAATGAAGAAAAGATAAATCTATTTACATTCAAAAGTGAAGAAGATGCTCTTAGGTTCACCGATGTTTTATCAAATTTATTTGTTAAAACAAATCGTAAAGATTGTATGATTGTTAATGATTATTCCACAATACAGAGGAAATCATTATATGATATGTTGGTGGATAATGGGTTTTCTAGAGAGTATCTCCAGACATATTCAACTGCGTTTCTTTTAAAAAAATAAACTCAGTTCCAGAAATATCTATTTTAAATTGGGTGGTATTTGAAAAGTCATTCACTTGAGTTTTAATCATATTGAAATCATTATCATTAAGGGAATATACAACTACCACTTTTGAGTTTGGTATTATGTCTAATAATCCATCTGACACCATTGCCATTTTTTGAATTAACCCATTAACACCTTCTTGATTCTTTGCCATATTGTTAGTTTCTTTGGTTTTTGTGGTAAAATATCTTCTTTTTTATATTTTTTGATTTCCTTGATTGTTTCAAGTTTTTGGAGGTTGGTTTGATTTTCACCTTTTTTAATCTCACTAAACAGCCACTCTATCTGTGTTGATTTGTTCTTCATCGTCTTCCAATTTTAATTTTTGTTTGGGATCAATTATTTCATTAATTTGAAAATTCAAACCCTTTAATTTATCTAAATTTTGTTTCTCAAATATCCGTTTAAGTTCATTAACTTTGTCTTCAAACAATTTGTCCTTTTCTTCCCTTTCCTTATTGTACTTGATGATACTACAAATGTTTTGATATACCCGTTCTATTTCAGTTTCATTAAATTCACTTACATATGAAAATAATCTTTCATTTGGTACTGTACTTTGTTGTTCCATGATTTTGGTTTCATCAACATATTTCTTGGGTATTTTCCAAGTATTAGGAAAACTGATATCAAAAGACAAATACGTTTCAATCTTTCTTACAGATTGTATATATGGAAATAGTGTTGAAAATTCTTTATATAAACTCATATTCTAATTAAGTATGTTATTATGTATGATATTGTCATCCCTAACAATATTAGCTCTCTACTATTAAAAATTAACCTTCGAGGGGGATTTGAAAAGAGAGAGCTAACAAATGTAATGCAAGTCCTTGTTAGGACAAGAATTGAAAAAATAAACACGAATAAAAATAAACTATCTAAACTAAGCATCGGTTTTTTTTCTTTCTTCTAAAATTTCAGTTCTAAGTGTTTGTAGTTGAATTTTAATATCTTGTGCTAATTTTCTCGCTCTAGTTCCAGCACTGTTATTACCCTTAAAGAATTTTGTTGTATCTGTTGTCAATTCTTCAACTAATGTTTTGATTTTTTCTAATGTTTCCATTGTTTTTTTTTATTTAATTTTAGATTTATTTTATTTAATTGTAAATAGAAAAAGTTAAATAGACATATTCTTATCAAGGTTTTTATATATAACTGAAATCAAATCTAAATCAGATTTTGAAAATGATGTCTTAGTATTAAACAATTGCATTAAGAAAGTTTTAACACTACTTTTAACCTTTTCCTCCTTTTGGTTATAGTACACATCCATAAAAAAACTTTTGAAATAATCAAAATGTTCCCCCTTCTTTTTAAAAACAAGTCCTTCTTTCTTAAAGTTTTCAATTGTCTTGTTAAAACACCATTCAAAATGGTTTAAATTATCTTCATTGGTTAATTTTATCTTAGTTTCATTACTATCTGTTGTATTACCCAAATAGGTCTCACATATAATCATATGTAATGAAAGACTAAAGTCAGAATATAATTCCAATTTCTCTGGGATTATATTATTGACTCTAAACCAAACATCAACATCATCGGAGGGTAAGGGTTTTGATAAATAATTAAAAAAATTCTCCATAAGGATTAGCTTATGGAGAAATTATAATGTATATTTAACAAATGTATATTATTGAGTTTTTCTATTATATGAAAATAAATTTTTTATTCGGTCAAATTCTTCATTTAAGATATTGATTCTTTTCTCATCAATAGTTTCCATTTTTAAATTCAACTTTCCAACTTCCTCAAATTTTTCATCAAATACTGGTTGTGATACGCGTTTGTAAGATTGGTCTTTTAGTTTCTTTAGAGTATTCTTTTTTCTCATCTTATTGAATCTTTCATTGGCATCAGATTCTAAGGCGTTTCCACCAGGTGCATTTCCAGTTGTTGAGTCTCCTTTAAAGTATTTATCCATACGTTTTTCATTAAACTCAATTCCGTCAGAAACTGGGAAATTTTGTCCTCCAATTTCATAATTAAAGTCTTCCAACTCATCTGTCATCTCATAAGCTTTTTTACTCATTTCTCCCAATTCGCCATTCCCAACTGGAAACTTTTTAGGGTTCATTTCATATTTTCCTTTTGATCCGTCTTTAAGATAATCTTTCATCTTTTTACCCAAAGATGTCATATAGTCTTTGTTTTCTTTTCCAGATTCTCTATGAGCTTTTTCATATGTTACCATACCTCTAGGTTTTTCCAATGATTTCATTTTTGTCTTTTGTTCATTAACAATATTTTCAATTAAATCAACCATATCATCCTCACTTAATCTGATGATATCTCCACGACTATCTTTAATACGATATTCAATAGATTCTTTTAGTTTAACACCACGTCCTTTTAAAATGTCCTTTCTTGTTACTTTACCATCACCAGTTAAATCGGGGAATTTCTTACCTTCTTTGGTCTCTTCACGATGTTTGCCTTTACGAAGAAGTTTGAAATCCTCTGAGTCAAGTTTTCCATTTTTGTTCTTGTCCAAATTTCTTTGATTACCTTTAAGTTGTCTACTTTCAACATAATCAAATTTGTTTTTACGATTTAAGTCATGTGATCTCTCGTTTAATTTACTATAACCACACTCATTACATTCACCTTCATTCATTTTACCAACACCACATTGTTCGCATAATCTTCCTTCAGTAACTAAATCATCGTTACCACCTTCAGGGTCTAAGAAATACTCGCCATTGTCGTCATCATCTTCAATTTTGCCCAATAAATCTTTTAACATATTTTCAAATTCACGTTTTCGTGTTATACCTCCAATGTCGCCATCTTTAAGGTCATCAAATTTTTTACCTGATTTAAATTTACGCAATCTAGTTCCTTTTGGTAAAAAAGGAGTGTTGTCCCCCATGCCTTTCTCGTCTCCAAAAGCTTCTTCAATTTCCATTTCTTTTATTTTACCATACAACATATCAGCCTTGTCTTTCAAGGTTTCATTAAGGTTATGTCTAATAGCTTTTTTTAAGTATTTGTCTGAGTATTTCATTGTTTGTTTTTATTATAAATATGTTCATTTTATGTTTGAGTAATGATTGATTATCATTTTCTTAATCATTTGTTCACTAAGATTATATTTTTTACTTAATTCAGAAATCGTTCTTTTTATCATTTCTTCATTAGTAAACTTTAATGCTTTGATATCCCCTTGGTTACAATATGGAAATTTTTTACATTTCTTTTTTACGGTTACGAATTTACCACCAGGTATTTGAGTTTTACTCTTGCCTCTCCAATCTTTTTTACTTGTTGACTTAGCCCAAGCCGCTGGAGTCACATAAGAACCTGAAGACGCAACTCCAGTTGCTTCCTTGAATTCACCTTTATCTGATTTTCCTTGACAATGTGCTTTTTGACTGAAACCTTTTGGATTGTCACAGTCAATAGAATCTTTATATTTTTGACTCCATTTTTCTGTCATATCTTTTTTATTAGTTGTAAATAGCGGGACGGAATATCCACCGGCACTACCTGACCCAGTAACTTCTTTAGTCTCTGATTTTCCCATTGAATATAATTTACCAATAGGTTTGTCCATTTTTGGTGTTTTTTGGGACAGATTATTAACTATATCCCCTTTTTTAATCTTTTTCTTGATTATTGTGTTTTCTGTTTGTTCTAGTTTACTCATAATATCACTAGTTGATTTAAATAATTCTCCTTGGTCTTCCCCTCCACTTGATGTGGCAAGATTTCCAATTTTATTCGCCAAGTTTTTAGTTAAACTCATATTTATGGCATTTTAGTTAATTTTCTATTACCTAATACTTTGGACCATTTTGATTTGAACTTTTCATAATAAGTTTTTAGTTTTTGTATCATTTCCATAAAATCATCATCGGTATTAATCATTTCCCCTCTGATATATATTCCATTTTCTTCACCTAATGAAAATATAAAATCAATTTCAAACTCAATTAATTTACCAGACCATTCAACTAAATTTGGATAAACATTTAATTGATTAAACTCAGCTAAATCAGATACTTCAGTTACAAATTCATTCATTGTTTCTTGAAAAGCCACTTTTTCATCTGTAGTTATTTCAAGTTCTGATTGTTTTTTCCCATGAAAGACTAAAATACCCCCAGATATTCTATATGCCTGTCTTTTATCTCTTGGTGATGATTTAGTTTCTTCATCATAAGACATATCCCTATCAGGTTGTCTCCTATCTCCCCCTCTATCAGATTGTCTTTGTCTACCAAAATCCATATCATCTTCAATTGCTGAAGCTACATTAATTTTTTTGGTTATATCACCAGAAGTTGGGACAACACCTTGTTCTAATATTAGGCTATATTTTTGTCTGATTTCATTCATTTCATAAATTGTATTACTACTAGACAACATATTTTGTGATGCTTTTAGTAATCTCTTTATTTCATCATGTTTGTTCATATATCTATTATGTTTCTTAATTTATCAAAATCAAAAGAAGGGTTTACATCAGTATAATTCACATCAAAATTACTCCTAGATACAATTCCCTTAAATATTTCAATTCCGTTTATTTTTGTATTGTGTCCTGTTATTTCTTTGGTTATTTTCATCTCATCCATTATTGTTTTGAGTAGATAACCCAAACTTTCAATTTGATTTGATGTATATTTATCCCAAAAAAAATAATCCCTCCACTTTCTCTCATAAGGAATACCCTTATAAATATCACCAATCCAATTAACATAATAATTTTCCAATGGTTGTTTTTCTAACCACCCCAAATTTTCTAAACTTATTATGATTCCGTTTCTGTTTATATTGGGTTCATTGAAATAATTGGTGTGTTCAATATTGTCCAGTAATTGCAATATATCCCCATTTTTCTTTATTACATAATTTGGAATTCTATCAAATTTTCCATTACATCTATATAACAAAGAAGCCAAATAATTCTCAACATTCCTTCCGGTGTGTGTGAGAATTATTTGGTTTTTCTTCTTTTGTTTACCTAATGGTTTAAAGTTTCCGTATTTAATTACCTCCACTTTATTGTATTTTAGTATATGTTAATTTTCTTGGTTTTGGTTTCTCAATATATTGTGGTTTTGGTATGAATTGTATTGTTGGTAGTGTTGTTGTCTCAGTTATACTTTCAACTTCTTCAGCAATTATTTCCTCAACTTCTTGAGTCTCTTCAACTTTTGGTTCTTCTTGAATTGGTTCTTTTTTCTTTCTTCCCCTCTTTGTCTTTGGTTTTTCTTCTTGTTCCAATGTTGATTTCAAATCAAACAAAGATACTATTTCCAAATCCCTATCGTTCTCAATTATTGGTTTGGGTTTTTCATATCTCACAAAGAAATGTAATGATGTTAATGATATGATTGGGAGTAATCCCCCACCTAGTATTGCCAACCATCTTTTATGTGAAATCACATCCGTTGGTTCTGTCCCAAATATCTCAAATATTGGGGACATAAGTTCAACCCAGGCTTTGAATAACTCACCATTTGCATCAATCTCCTTATATGAATAGAATATATTTCCAATCATTTGAACGAATGTGACCAATCCGAACATAAACCATACCCCACCTTTAATCTTCTGTGTAGCGGCAATTAGAGCGGTAATCGCACCTATTTCTATTGCCACCGATAGATAGATTGCCCAACTGAATGGATTGGTAATATCATACCAAGCAACAACGTGAGATATGGATATACCCGCCACCAAAAAGATGGGGACTAAGAACATTGATCGGATGGGATTATCTTTAATCCATTTTAATAAGTTATTCATTTATCTAAGGTCTTGAGTTCTTTATCTATTTCAGCTTGTCTATTCAAATCCATTATTTTTCTGTCAGTTGATTGTATCATTCTTTTCTCAACTTTCAATCCTTCAACTTTGATTTCTTTTTGTAGAGTTTTGGTCAAGATATCCAAACTTTTTTGGACTCCCTCAACTTGTTTTAACATTTTCTTTTCACTCATTTTTCTACTCATAGAAGTAGTACAAGTGGACACCATTAATAGAACGAATACTACGATTAGTCCGTGTTTCCCAATAAATTCAGTTATTGTTTTCATACTTTATTTTTTTATAAATATTAGTTAATTGTTATTACATCCACTCAAATAAATCATTGGATAAGTTTCTCAACTTTCTCAAACTTTTTTCCTTTATCTGGCGCACCCTCTCTTTCGTCAAATTAAAGTCACCACCGATGTCTTCCAATGTTCTTGGTGCTCCTGTCAACCCAAAATAATCTTCCACTATAACTCGTTCTCGTTCATCCAAACAGGTCAATAGTCCCAGCAATTTGGTTCTAAGAATGTCTTTGGTGTTAAATGACTCATCCGGCATATCCGCCTCATCATTTTTGATAACATCAAATAAACTATCACCCTCTTCATTGATATCCATATCAAGGTTAATCATTGATGGTAATGACGCAAACTTACCTTCCAATTCACCACCCTTGTCTTCAATCTCCTTCTTGGCTCTATGTAAGTCTTGGACAACATTAACTGGGAGACGAATGGTTCTTGCATTGTCATTCAAACTTTGAATAATTGATTGTTTAACCCACCACACAGCATAGGATATAAACCTCAAATCTTTATTCCAGTCAAAGTTCTTGATTGCTTTCATTAAACCATAATTACCTTCAGCAATTAGTTCATCCAAATCAAGTCCTTGATTTTGATATTGTTTGGCAACCGTAATTACAAATCGTAAATTACCTTCCAATAGTTCTTTGTTAACATCCTCAATCTGTCTTGGTGTCAATTCACCAGACTTCATTAGGACGGATAGTTCTTTCTCCCTCTCAGGAGTCATAACTTTCTTCTTACGAATGTCCTTGAGGTAGGATTGGATCTCTTCTTGATTAATTGGAATACCTGAATTTTTCTCTTTCATTTTGAATATTTTTTTAACAATTCTTTTTCTTCGTCAGTCAATGACTTCATACCACTAACATTAATCTTGTCCAAAAGTTCATCCAAGGTGGGAATATGTTTAACAACTTCCTTTTTGTCATCACCGAATAAACGATTAAATCTATCACTAAAGTGTCTGCTACTAGGAGGTGGTCCCCATTCTCCTTTTGGTTTTTTTGGTACATCATTGAATCCAAGGAATAAATCATCCCTAAGTTCATCTTGTTCATCTTCTGAATAATCATCATTTGTTGCACACAAATCCGTACCAAATAGATGTTGTTCATTCTCTTTATTAAACCAATATGACATTTTGTCAGTTTGTGCTAATACAAAGGGGATTGATAAGTCACCCAAGATTGCATTAAAGAAATCTGTGGCCTGTTTGAAAGATGACCTGGTTTCAAATGTCATTAGGATGGTTTGTTCCCCATAAAAATATTTAACTTCTTTTGAGGTGAGGGTTTGGACTTCTTTTGCCAAAGAGATGACAAAATCTTCCTGTTTTTTGTGTGACACAAAAACTGTTAATAGATACTTCATATTGATGTGTTTTAAATTGTGGAATATAAAGGTAAGAAACTTTTATTGACTTACACTACTGATATTATTTTCCTTTGTAATTTTAACAATGTTATCCGCCCAATTACTAACAAGTGGGTTATGAGTTATAACAAACAACTTCTCAAAATAGTTCTTTATTTTACCAAAAAATTCACCAACCATATCAAGATTTTCATTTGATATTTTTCCAAACACTTCATCCATTACCACAATATTCGGTTTTGGTAAAGAACTTATTTTAGTTAGTACCGCTCTCAACGCCAATGATGCCACAGTTCTTTCATAACCTGATCCTGATGACATAAGTTTCTCAATCTGGGTATTATTATCAATCATTATAAATTCAACCTCATTCTTGTCATTTATGTTAATCTCCAATCTAAAATGACAGCTATCTTCCAATAACCTTTGTAACTCAGAATTCAACATCGGAATCATTGTTTTCATTATGGTTTTGGATATTCCATTCTTCCCAAAGATTTCCAAATATAACTTATAGATTTTCTCCTTGTTAGCTTCTTCTTTAATCTTAACAATTGTTTGTTCATTCTGCTCAATCTTATCTTTCAATGACTGAACCTGATAATTGTTTGAATCAATAATTCTTTGAACGGAAGTCTTCTCCCTATCTAATTCCTCAATTCTTAGGTTAGCTTTGATAAGTTGGGTTTCAATCTTGCTGTTGGTGGATATGTTATCCTGTAACAAATTGAATTTTTCCAACTTATCTTCCAATCCTTTAATTTTCATCACATACCCTTCAATTGTCAATTCATATTTTTCTTTGATAAGTTTGTTTTTCTCATACTCATCAAATTCTTTTTTGAGTTGGACATACTTGGCTTCTTTGTCAATTATAATATTCATTTCCCCCTCAAATTGGTTCTTTTGTATGTTATAATTGTCAAGTTCAGATATTTTTGATTGGGTTATGGATGCCATCATCAATTCAATCCCACAATGTTCGCACTTAATCCCACCATCAACGGAGGATTTAAGTTCATTGATTGATTTGATTTTCTGTTCAATCTGAACAATTTCTTTGTATAGAACTTTATGGGTTTCCTTTAACTTATCGTGTTCTTGTTCTGAATAAAACTCTGTTGGCTCAATAACCTTGAGTTCTTTTAATTGTCTATCAACACCTTGTTTTAGGGTTTTAATTCCCATAATTTCGCTTTGAACATTTTCCGGTACAATCTTGGCGATTTCAATATCAATATCCATATGTTTGGATTTCAATAGATTATCCCTATATTCTTGTCCCTTGATTATTCTGTTCTGAACATCAATCAAATTGTTTTGTTGGGTGATATTGTCTGATGTTAATTCATTTATCCTGGTGGAATATCCATCATTATCTGACTTCAGTTTCTCACTGGAATAAACATTTGATAACATTGATTTTGAAAACTCCGAATAGATTTCCTTTCCAATTTCTTCTTTCTTTTTAAGGAAGTCCAATCCCATAAACTTGGATAATACTTGTCCTCTTGCTGTGGGTTTGGAATCAATTAACTCTTCAAGGTTTGTTGCCGTGGTTAGAATTGTCATTAAGAAATCATCCTTTGTTCCAATGGATGTTTTAATAAAGTTTTCCGTTTCTCTTCTTTGTTCCCCAGTAAAGTTCTGTAATGAACCATCTGATAATTTCTTATAGAAGTCCAATTCAGTTTTTACATTCCAGGTGTCATCCTTTTTCTTTTTTCTTTCAATATTTCTGATGATGATATATTCATCCCCATCAATTATTATTTCACCTTTGACATGGACTTTATCGTAGTTTGAGAATCTATTGAATATTTCTTCAGCTTTGGTTGTCTTGGTTGTTTCATTGAAGAATAAGAATAACAATAGATCAACGGTTAGAACGGTGTTATGAGACACAATACCATTTGTATAATATTGATGAACTTCAGCAACTTGGATATCATATAGGTCATCTTTAATGTCCAATAATTCAATGTTGGAGACATTACTACTACCACTAATAGTTTGTATGCTTTCACCAATTTTAATCTCTTTAAGAACAACGAATTGGTTATCGGTATTTTTTAACTTATGATAATCGGCACCTTCAACAGACATCCCATTATCAAGTTCGCATCTATAAACTTCAGCATTTTTTTCAGTTATACCACACCATTCAATGTTTTTATACCCATATGGTGTGTTTACTTTAAACCCTAAATCACCATATTTTTGGTATAAATTATATAAATCCCCTATTTTAATTTTCATTTTTTAAAAATTTTACACACTTTTTAATAACCTCATCTTTTTCTTTTCTATACTCAGAATCCCATATCACTAACACATCAAAATTATGTCTATTGGCTAATTTAATCTTAACCTCATCTTTTTTCCAAATATCTTCAGATGTTATACTTTTACGGAAAGGATTTGGGGTATCTGTAGTTATAAAAATATTAGGATTTGCATGATAACTATCTCCATTGTATTCAATAATTTTTTTATTAAAAGTATCGGTAAAGTCATATCTATAAAACCCTTCATCACCAGTTAATACAAATTCACCACCTTTTTTAGCAAACATAACATAATTCAATTCTTCAATATTTTCGTAATATTTTAATAATTCAAAAAACAAATCTTGTGACACTTTTGAATATCCTGATTTTAAATTACCGTTTTTATATAGTGATTGTTGCCATTTTTTTTGTCTTTCAAAAAATATCTTTTTACCCTCATCTTCCCCATATTTCTCAATACATTTAACTAAACTAAATTTATTTTGGAATTCTGAAACTTTATTTTTTGACTCTTCAACTGAAAATCCTTTTTTTATCCAATATTCAACACTTCTTGGTGAGTGTAATTTACCTTCTTTAAGTTTTTTTTCTTGAAAAAGTTTAACTCCATCTTTTTCACCATATTTTATTATGAATGACCTTTCAGTGTTCATCAAGTGTAATTCTGTTTGAAGTTTAGCATCTTCTAATGAAAATCCTCTACTTATCCAATATTCAATTAAATTTGGTTTCATTTCTTTAACTTTCTTTTTCGATTCTTCTTCAGTTAAACCCCTTTGAATCCAATATTTAACACTAAATGCAGAACCTTTAGCAATAGTAATTCCCGCATCTTTTAATCTTTTAACAATTGTTGATGTATCAACATTGTATTTTTTGGATATAAAAGTTGTGGATTTCATTTCATTGATATATAAATTTATTATATCTTGAATTTGATTTTCCGTAAAATTACACATTTTTCCCATACCTTTTTAGAAATAAATATACCCATATAACTAAAAAGGTAAGGAGTGAATGTAATTATTTTAATTCATTGGGTAAAAACCCTAACTTATTAATTATATAGTCAATATCAAATTCTATTTCAATCTCCGTATCACCCCTAACGCATTTCCCGCCAAAATTACTAGGCGTTGATTCCACCACCGAGATACCATTACATTTGTCAAAATCTATTTTTTGATTTTGTCCATAAGATAAGAAATTGGAGAATTCAATATTTTTGATATACCATTTTTTGAATGGGGTTACATCTTCATCTGATAATAGTCTATTATCAACTATTCTGTCAAGATTGAATATTTCATCTGACAATTGATTTTGATTTTTGGTGTCAAGGTATGATTTAACCAATTCATATTGATAATTTTTATCAAGGATATTGAAGGAGACATCAACCGATTGATTTGTTGTTTCAACTGATTTTGTCTTGGTTATAACATTGATATTGGTTGAGTTATATTTTTTTTGGAAGTAATGTTTTACACTTTTTATTTTTTCTTGTGTGAAGTTTTCGGCATAATCTTCCCAAATAACCTGGATGTATGGATTATCAAATTTGTTGAAATCTATATCTTTTATCATAAAATTGTAATTGTATTCTGGTGGTGGATTAAATAAATCCATATTTGTTATTGGATGTTTTGGATTTTATCAAACTTTCGTAAACATTTGTGTTATAAGTAATTGCTACCATTCCGTTTCAAATGGAGTTTCGTGATGAAAAACAAAAAGAATTTCCCAACCTTTTCAGGTCATTCCTACCGCAGGTCACTTACAGGAAACGCCCCACAACAAGAATTTTATAGGTTTTCAATTTCTGTTTTGACTAATAAAATATCACAAGAGGTTGAACCGTCCCTACCATAGGGATATAATTCATCATATTCATCTCTTAAACTTAACCACTTAATTTTTAATTCTTTTAATTTTTCCATAAGTTTAATTGTTTTTAAAGTTCGTTATTACCCAGGAAAATCGGTATCAACATCACTTTCTCTATTTTCCAATTCACTTGGATCAACGATTGAGAAGCCAAGTTCTTGTCCCCCAATTGAAACCTTCAAATCATTTTCAAGTTGTTCATTTTGGGTTAATTTTTCTTGGTATTCTTTTAATTTTTGTTCCAACAATTGTGTGTATTGTTTTTGAAACTTTTTCTTCTCAGTAGCAATCTTTTCGTTTCTTTTGGCTACTTTCTTTCTGTGTTCTTTAGCTTTTTTTCCCATTTTTTTTATTTATTTAAATTTTTGTATTGAAAACATTTTTTCTCCGTAACATCTTAATGTGTGAAGAACATCCTTAATTGAGTGATTAACTTTGTAGAACTCATTTGGATTTACGGTTGTAATCATTGTAACATTATCCCCATCTTTATAAACGGAAACTATTTTATCCAAATTAATATAAACAGAACTTTCTTCTTGTTTGAATTCGATGAACATATTATAATTGTTTTAAAAGTTTAACCCATCCCAATCCATTACAATAAGAATATCCAGCTTCTTTAGCCTTCAATCTACATTCATCATTGTCATTTTGGTATTCTTCAGGAGCAAAATTGGATTCCCATTTGATTATGGTATCTTGTCCATCCATTTCAGCAACATCTTGATCTGGTGTTAGATAATGAATATCTTTACCACCATTACCTTTCATTGTAAATTCATATACTATCATCGTCTTAAATTTTAATTGTGATAGATGAATAATAGAAAATTTGGGTGAGATTGTCAAACAAAAATTCCACCTTTATTGGGGTGGAATCTCTTTAATTATAACCTCAGATTCGGTGATAATAACAACCCTGGCACCACACGAAAGGAGGGGTTTATCATTTCCACCATATATAACTTTACTCGGACCTAATATCTCAACTTCATTACAATAGGTATTCTTCTTACCTTGTTTTACGGTTATAACAGGTAAGTTTGTTCCTTTTGTTTTATTGGAACGGATGTGATGTTGATTGACATGGATATAGGTTTTCATTACCAATTACGATCTGTTTTGTTGCGAATAAGTTCAATTTCTTTGATGCGTAATCTTATAGATGTTATTTGTTTGAAGTAGAATTCAATTTCAGAATAAATTGGCTCAAAATTATAGTGAGACATAAGTCCTTCAGAATAAGTATTTACTGTAGCAACTAAACCTCTTTCATTTTCACCCAAATCAATTACATCTATTTTTACAATAGAATCAATCCAATCAGTAATATCTTCATTATATTCATTTGGATTATCATTTTCTTCAATATCCGTTTTAATGGTATTGAGTATTTCATTAATTGTTTTTTCAACCTTTCTTCTTTGTTTCTCGCTGGTTTGTTCTTCTAATATTTTTCTGATAATATCTCTCATTGTGTTTTAATAATAAATATTGATTAAATCTTGTTTTTCATCTTTAATACCTTATAGATATGTTCGGTAATATATTGGGTATCACCATTTGGTGCCATAATCAAATATCCATCCTTTAATTCTTTTAATACTACAAATTTCATATTATATTTTTATTCGGTTAACAACATCTTTCATTCTCGCAAAGATTTCCATAGCAATAGGAAATGACATCAGAGAGATTAAAAACTGATTAATGTAAGCATACATCGCAACAGCTTCACCCTGGGTCATATTAAAATTATAACTAGTAAATATCACCAAGGCTAACACCAAAAAGATACTTTTAACAATATTCAACGACGCCCAATTCTTACCCTGTATTGTTGACATACCGACAATAACTTTAGCTCTCCTCTTATAAAATGTTTCAATGGTTGTATCATCATTTGTTTCCATTGTCTTCGTCTTTTGTTCGTAGTGGGTATGTGAGACTCGTGTGGCTTGAGCAATCTTGTTATAGAATAAATAAACAATCAATGATATTGGTAGAATACAACTAATGACAACAAATCCTGTTAATGTATGTTGATAAAATATAAAAACCAAACTTCCAACAATATTAATTAATGCCATTACAAAATAATGAATGTCACTCTCCAAGAAGTTAATCACATAATTGGTTAAATCAGTTCTTGCTATCTTAACGGATGTTTCCGCATCTTTATTGTGTTTAAGGAATCTAAATATAATATCATTATACATCTTTGTATAAACCTTGGTATCATATACCATTCTCTTATACATAAAAATATTTTGTAATATATTAATAACCAAAAAAACACCCAACCACATATAATTTTTAACCAATAAACCATCAATCGTCTTTCCCAAGATAAAAGGTTCAACCAAAAATAATAGTTGGGCTATTATGATGTATAGATATATAAACATCAAAGAAAATTTATATTCTTTGATGATATTATAGATGTATTTCATTTTTTAATTAGATAATGGTATTCTTGGAGTAGTGCTTGATAATCTTTATCTAGTTTGTTCATGTATATAACCTCTATTTTCTGTGTATTTGAATAATATTTGATTTTCTTTTAATTCAGGAAATCCGAATGTATAATTTTGTACCATTATGGTTTTCCAATTTTCACCAGAGTCTTCAGCATTATAAGTGAATTCTCTTGGATTGTCCAAGTTTATTAGAAAAACTGGACGAGTTATTTCAATTATATTTTCCATCTATTTTATTAATTCAATTTGTTTTTTTAACTCATCACATATTTCATATTCTTCGTGTTTAATGAAATATGGTAGTAAATAATTTTCTAATATCTCCAATCTTTTATGAGTTTCAAGTCCATCCATTTTGAAATCTGATTTCTTAACATCGTTATATGTCTCCCACATTACTTTGTTTAATAAATCGTAATTACTCATACCACCTTTGTTTAAACTCATTTTTTTTGTTATTAAACTCCTCTTCAGTCAATATGATTAATTCATTAGGATCATTGAACATTTCTTCAATGTGGGGTTGAGTACCAAGCAAATCCCCACTTTCATAAGCTTCCTTTATTTCGGTTACTTCCTCAAGGTATTTTTTATAAGTTTCCATCAATTTATTATTTGGGTTTGGTGGATTAACGATATAATTGTTTAATAAGTTCCAATCATCCAATAATGTATTTAACACTTCAAAACATAATTCTTGTGTAATTTTACTTCGTTCATAAGATCCCTTTCTACCTTGAGTTCCAGTTTTGCTTCCCCTTGGTGCTGGTTGGTGGTGACATTCCGTATTCCCATTCTTGCAAACAGGTCTTGGTATCCAAGTATTACTATTTGTCCATATATCTGTGGGTTTGGCTCGTTCATCACCATATACGCAATACCAAATGGTATGTCTTGTGAATTCTTGCATCCAGGGCATCTTTCTCAACATCCCCCTTGGATTTTCAATAAAGAATACCATATTGGGATTTATCTTTAACCATTCCTTTATTAAAGATATAAAATGTTGATTAACGATATCACATTTCTTGGCATATTCACTTTTGGGTTCAGTTCCGTTTCTATGGTGGGATATTGCCGCAATTGTGTATGTTGTGCAATCTGGGGATGCCCATATAAAGTCCGGAACGAAGGGAACATCATTTAAGGTTAATTCACCAATATCTTTTGATAAATTAATTCCCTCATATTGTTCCCAATCAACCGAGAATACCTCCATTCCCAATGATTCCGCAACCTTTCCTATTGACCTGCTCCCAGCAAATAATTCCAATACTTTCATTGTTTTGGTCTGTTTTCTTCAAAATATTCAACAACCGCATTGATTGCCCATACAGCTCCAGATGATAAGATTCCATCAAAGAACCAAGAACCCCATATTGGAATTCCATATAATGTATGAATTGGTGAGAATATTACCAATGATAAAAACCATCCTCCGTGAAAACTGAAACACATCGGACAAGATAAAATACCATCAATAAATCTTGGGAAGAATGATAATTTTGAATTTGAATCTCCAGCTTTCTTAAAGAAATCTCTTAGTCCTTGGAATATACTTCCGTAAACCATAATGTTCATTAATCCATAGGATAAGATGAACCAAGTGATAATTTGAATTGTAATCATATTTGTATATTATTTTTGTATGTTTATTGAAATTTTATATTTTAAACCATTATCACTCATTATATCCCAAGTAATACTTAAATCGTCAGGATTGAATAATCTTGGGGATATTACATTATCGTTTCCAAGTTTATTAAGAGAACATTGAATACATTCAACTATTGATTTTGGAATTTCATTTGTTTTTACAAAATTGTTTATTTCCGCTTCAGTTAGATAAAGTCCGACATTACCATCTTCATCACCAAATGTTTGTCTGAATTTTTCAACTAACCCCATTGGGAGTTCATAATTTTTTAATGTTGGGTTTGGTTCAGATTTGTCAATGTAGTAGTATATTCCTCCTTGACTTGAAATTGGGGACTTCGTAATACTATCACCTTTAGATACAATATCCATAAATCTTTTGGAGTCCATTAATTTTTATGTTAAATCGTTTTCCATCGTTAAATTATATTTGTTTTGTCATTTATTATACAAATTGACTCATCCAACTTTTCACATATTTGTTTCAATTCTTCGGTCTTGAAGTCATCCAAACAAAACCATTCTCGTTCAATATTATAATGTTTAAATCTGAAATGGAGAGCTTTTTCAAGTTGGGTGGGGTACTTTGTTTCGTATTCAAGTATAAGGATTAAATTTGGGGAATTCAACTCCTTAAGCCTATTTTTAACCTTTCTTTTTGTATAACCAATCTTAACCTGATCTGAGTTATCTTTGATAAAGTAAACAAATCCCACTACTTTTTTATATTAAAATAGTGGGATTATATAAAAGGTAAATATTATGTTATTTATTTTCCAATATGGTGTCAGCGACAATTGAATAGTAGAAGTCAGACAATTCATCATCTTCCATTTCTTTTATATCATCAAACCCTAAAGCATGTAATAAATTTGATATATCGTAATAATAGTATGGGATATCAATTGAACTGGGAAGTCCTTGTAACCATTCAATTAATGCTTTCTTTTGCCCATATCTTTTGATTGCCCAACCATACTCATCCAAAAATACCTCAAAAAGTTGGGTGAATTTGTTATCAACTTTCCTTTTGAAGTCATATCCTTCAAAACTAATTCTATCTTTCAAGAATTTTTTTAATTGGTCGTAGGGGTCATCTTCTCTAATCTCATTGATTGTTCTTTTGATTAGTTTGGTTAAATCAGATTCGGTTAATCTTCTAATTCTTTTCATAATTGTTTTAATTATAAATATCACAAGTTTTGACTTATGTTTGAACCTTTCATATAAACAGCACCAGTATTTGATACCAATTGTTCAATCTTATTATTGAGTTCAGTTATTATCTTATCCTTATCACCCATTTCCCTTCTCAATTTCATCAAGGTTTCTTGTAACATAACCATCTTTTCATTTGGTTTTTCAACCTCCTTGATTACCTCAACCTGGACAATTTTTTCCACTATCTTCTCCACTTCCACCGGTACTTGGACAATTTTTTCTACTATAACCTCATTTGTGGAAAATATTTTCTGCTCAATTGGGACTTCTTTGATTATTTCAACAATCTTCTCAACCTCTTTAATGACCTCGATTGGGATCTCTTTAATCGTCTCTTTTTCCACATATTTAATAACCTCAATCGGAATTTCTTTCTCAACATATTCAATAATTTTTTCTGTGTTATTACCAATTAAACCATATCTCTCAATATCATATCCCTTCTTAAAACATTTCTGAAAGAACTTATCAACATCTTCAATGTTATTTAACTTACAATAATCAGTTAAATCCTTTTGGTTTTGTTTATTGAGGGTTAGTTTGTTCATTATAGTTATATATTATTATCTCCTGACTATTCTTGGAGTTCTTATTTCTTGCCACCTTCTCATAATCACCTTCCAATATCTTATGATTAAATCCATCATCCAATAACTTATAAATAATCTCAGACTTCTCGTTGTTCTTATGTTCCCCCAATACACCACTCAACATAAATGAATGACCCATATTGTTTAATTCAACAATATAATCATACAACTGACTTTCTTTTGTCTTTGACCAATAAGCATTATATCCCGCCTCAGTATTTGTATATGGGGGATCAATATAAATCATACTGGGATTTTTGGGTTTAATCTCACTAAAATCCTTGGATATAAAATAAATCTTATCTTTGTGGTTGGAGATATGTCCAACAAATTCATTCACCTTCTTCTCGGTTGAAGCATTCCAGGTTCTCTTTCCAAATGTCTGATTAAATTCAAAACTCTTATTGAACCTCATCATATTGTTTGTACAAGATAACATTAATGCCCATAACTTCTCTGGGGACTTATTGGTATTGAAACTTTTTCTCAATTCCATAAACCCCTCAGAGTCATCCTTATTGACCAATACGGACTTTGTTTTGGTTATGATAGATGTTGAATCATTAACCAAATCTTTGTGGATTCCAACCAATTCTTTTATAATGTCATTGACCAATATCTTTTCATATCGGTCAACAACATTGGTATAGACCGAACCTCCACCACAAAATAAATCAACGAAATATTTCTTGGTGTAATCGAAGTTTGGAATTAGTTGGTCTAATAACTTAAACTTTGAACCGGTGTAATTGAAGGGGGTATTAACCATTTGCGAGTGTTTCATTTTCGTTAAGAATGTCTTCATATGAATTAATAACAAATTTAAGGAAAGGTCTTGGATTATCCAAATCCACAAAGGAATATTTGTTATTTATTACATCATAAATTCCAAATCCGTGTTTCTTTATATTCTCCCCATAGTTTTGTTGTACAACTGAACCTATCATATATGCTTTCTTACCATTTGGAATATCAAAAATTTGACGTTTGTGTATGTCTCCACATAGAATTAGGTCACACCCATCAAACTTATCCACTTCATATCCTGTCTCAAACTTATATCCAATGTCGGTATATAAACCAACAATGGGTCCGTGAAATAATCCAATCTTTAATCTGTCTGACTTCTCTATAATTGGTGGGATGTTGTGTTCAAATAATGAATAAACAACCCAATCTATATTCTCGTCTTGATATACACCTCTATCCTTGTAATAAACAATATTGTCATTGTCCATTGATTGAATGATGGGGGTTAATGTGTCTAGTCTTGATAAGTTGTTTTCAAGCATGTCATGGTTGCCTACAATTATAATTGTTTTGGCTATCTTTGAACATTCATCCAATACCCACCTTACCATTTCAATAAGTTCAGGACTGACTTGGTTTTTACTATGGACTAAATCACCTGTGAATACCACTCTATCAGGTTTTATTTCCTTGAATTGATTGAACATATCCGTAAGGATTGTTTTATATAGGTCGTGGTCTTTAATTAATCTCAAATGTAAATCTGAGAAATGAACCAATTTTTTAATCATATTAATTACAATTTTATTTTTGAATCTTGAAGGTTGTGTTGTTTAATACCTTGATTTTGTTGGGGTTGGGGGGTACTGGATATATTTCTTAGTTATGTGTAAGTGTGGTTCTGTCCTCCGAATTAACTTCCGTGTTAGAAAATTTTAGAAAAAACCCACCGCACATTTTTAATAATTTTTTAAGAACACAAAGATAAGGAAATTTTTTATTTTAATTCAAAATCCAGGAAAGACATATTATATAAATTTAACTTATATTTTCCTGATGGATTAAACAATCTTTCAATTATCTCACAGGATTCCTTCTGTAATTCCACCATAAAGATTTGATTTTCAATTATATGTTTCCATCTTTTTCCTGGATTAGGTTCCCAGTCTTTAAGACCTTCCATTAATTTTTCAATTAGAATGATTGAATATTGTCCAAAACCCGCACAAGGATCAAGAAATGTAGATGTTGGATCCTTAAATAATTCAGGATCAATGTTAGATACATGTTCCTCAACTAAATAAAATTCAGTAAAAACTTCACCAAAAGTATCAGCATGTTCTTTCCTATACTTGGTCAGTTTATTAATTTCATCTTTTATTTTCTTAATACCTTTTATTGCCATTTTTATTTACATTCTTTTAAGTCTAAAAGATCATTCTCTTTTGATTGATCACCATCCGTTCTTAAATATTTATCTTTTACAATATGAACTTTTGTTCCCTCTGATGTTTTAATTTCTACTTCATTTTCATTCTTTTCTAAATCTCTAACTTCTTTGATGAAATCTTCTTTTTTCTTTCTACTATATTTAGTTTTGTCTGTATCACTTACAACACCAACTTTTTCAATAACACCATCTTTGTCTTTATTTACACAATAAATTTCTTTTACAATTTTCATAATTTTATTATTATTTTTTAATTAATTTTAATCTTTCACATCTTTCTTCAATAGTTTGTATGTCTTCCTCTGTTAGATTTAGATATTTGTAAATGTTTTCATCATCTACTTTCTCTAATTTTGAAAAATCAATATGTGGAACTAGAGATAGTGTAGATATTGTAATTGTCTGTTTATTTTTTATAAGAGAAACACAAAATCTGAAAACCTTTGTATTAATATAATTAAAGAAATTAATCATATCATTCTTATTATTGAAATTCCAATTAACTAAACTTTGATTACAAATTTCCCCAACATTTCCAATGAGAACTCTACCCATGGAATATGGATTGGCACCATATTTTGATGTTGTGAATATTTTATAAAGATTGAAATCATTCTTGATCCTATCAGTTAAATATTCATTTGGTAAATATTTAACAGAACCTTTTTGTTCAGAAACATGACATTTCACACAATGTCCATTATCAATATCAATAAGTCTATTATCATTTGATGATAAATTATAATATGATTGAGGTCTAAAATTCAACATATCTAATTTATCAAATTTTAAAAATTTATCCAAAACCTTTAATTCATTTGTATTTAATTCATATGGTAAAAAGTTCAAAGCAACTTTTCTATTATAAGCAACACCATTTAATTCAAATGTATCTTTTGTGTTTTCATTATCAATAACAAAATATGAAACACCTCCTGATATTTCAGTTCCCTTAAACGGATTTCTGGAATAATGAACAATTTTATCAACATTATAACCATTAATCATCTTTTCCCTGAATTTTTTATGTGATGGAAGGTTCATCCAATTAGATTTAGTAATCATAATTACATATCTATCCGCTAACTCAAAAGCCTTATCTACGAATTCTGGATATATACTAGAGGATCTGTTTCCACCTTCGCCACGAACTCCGTTATATGGTGGATTTGTTATAACACAAGTAAATTTCTTTTTCAATTCATCTAAATTATTTTTTTCATCAAGGATGTTATAATTATATCTATTAAAATCCAATAAGTTTTTAATTTTTAGTATCTTTTGAACCTTTATCATAGTTGATTTAGCAATATCTACCTGTGCTTTTGAAATATCATTTCCAGCAATTTTACTATGTATAAATTTATTTCTTTCTTCATTATCTGGAATTATATTTTCTAAAAAATTCCAAAATTCTAAATATAAACACAACAAAAATGTTCCTTTCCCACAACAAATATCTAAATATGAAAAATTAACATTAAATTTTTGAGAAATCAAATCTCTACAAACAGAAATAGGAGTCATCGTTGATGAATCCGAACTTTCTAATTTATCTATTTGCTTGAATAGGATATCTATTCGCAATTGTTGTTCTTTTGAAATCATTTTTAGAAATTTAGTATTTTACACACATACAACTTATCAATATACTTTTGATCTTTCATTATATTATAAACCATAATGTAATTAAAAGCACTCCACTCGATAGATTTACCGATCATTTTTGTATTAACTTCACCTGTGTTAATATCAATTGTTGTGTCAATTTGTATATTAGATGCTTTTGATGTTAGCAATCGTTTAGTATTATTAATAAAAGATGAAATTTCTTTTTTCTTAAAAATCAATTTAGAAGTATCAAATCTTTCCAGTTTAGCCAAAAATTCATCCAAATCAACTCTTTTAGTTTCCACAAAATCGGTAAATTCTTTTGAAATCTTAATATTTGTAAAATCTTCAATTTTTGTTTCAGTTCCATCATTAATTCTATTTTCAGATATTAATGGAAAAGATTTTAATATTCTATGAAATTCAACATTGCGATTGAAAAATAAATATCTAATACCAAAATATAATGATGGTATTCCAAAAAGTCCTAAAATTGTTAAAATTATCTCCATAATTAGTTATATAAATATTCGTTGTTAATATTGAATAAATCAATGCTATCATTAATCTTTTCTTCTAAAATAAATCCTTTATCTAAAAGAACTTTGAAAGTTTCAACGCCAATTCCTGTTTGTGTCTTAAATTCTTCTTTATAGTTGAATATATCATTTATGTTTGAAATTTTATCCACCACAAAAAGAAAGTTCTTAAATCTGTTTGTAATCAATCTTGCTTTGATTATATAATCTTCTATTTTTTCAACTTCACCACTTTTACCTTCACTAACTTTTGTTCTTTTAGAATTTTTGCCCCTACCTTTTGATGATTTATTTAATTCTGTTTGTTCTTCTTTTGTTAAATTACCATGAATATTTTCTAATATTTCCTTAATATCATCATCAAATTTTCCTATATTTAACATAGATAAAGAACCAAAATAATCAGTTAAAATTCTATTAAAATGTTCCAATAAATCATCACTTTTCATCTTAACAATAGAAGCACCATCAACACTAAATATCGGCATACATTTTAACATTTCAGAACTAAATTTAGATGGTTCATATCCAGTATATTTAGATATAATGGTTGAATATTCAATATAACATTTCAACATTCTATCTGAGTTAAAATCAACTATATGAACTTTCTCTTTCAAAAATTCACCATAATTGCTAATCCAAGGACTGCCGATTCTCATTCCTGTTTGAAACCAATTTTCAGCAGAATATCCATCATCTAACATCCAAACAGATTTCCATTGTTTTACGGTTGAACCAGTATTCCATCTACCACAAGATAATGTAATTGTCTTACCAACTTTATTGTAAATTCTATTTTTAGTATCTTCTAAATCCTTTACTTTATCACCAGAAGCATTAACTACTTTATAATCTTTCCAATAAGGATGTTCAGACAAAACTTTTTCAATAGTATCACAATTTATAATTTGTGGTAAATACCAAAACATATGATTAGTTATTAAACCATTCATACTTGGATCTAATTTAATCCATTCCAAAAAATCATATACTAATTTTTCATTAGAAAATAATTTGTAATTTGTAATTTTTTCTTCCTCTGAATAAAATTTCAAGAATTTATTTACTAAACTATTATTATACTTACACAAGAAAACTTCAAATTCAGGTAATGAACGATAAATGTCTGTTTCCCAACCACTTTCTTTCTCCAATCTTCTTTTTAATTGTTCTTGTAGATATGTCCAAGTAAAAACTTCTTCTTTATCATATTTTCCATCTAAAATAGCCTTAAATGGAGTTCCTGATAAGGCAAGTTCATAATCATAATTTAATTTTGATAAGAAGTTTTTAGATCTTTCAGTTTCATAACCATAGTGCATTTCATCCGAAATAACTAAATCAATTCTTTGTTCAAAAACTGGATTCCATTTGTCTTTATGTTGTTTTATAATATTTCCTTCATCATCTTTAACTTCTCCCAGAGCATCCTGAAATGAAGCAAATATAATTTGAACTTTATCAGTTTCTTCAAATTTAACTTCATCTAATCCAATTGATTTTTTGAAAACAAAATCTTTGAATTCAATATGATCTATATCATCTTGCCAACTTTCAGCAACACCATTTGGTTTATATGTTAAAACAAGAACTCTTTTGAATTCCATATTTTTAACAATTCTATAAGAAATATGACATTTACCAGAACGCATTTTAGCATTAACCAATGCTCTTACAATCTTTCTTTTTTCGGTTCTACTAATATTCAATTTGAATAATTTACAAACACCATCAACAATATCTTTTTGTTCTTCTCTTGGTGGATAAGTTTTCAATTTTTTTGTTCCATATAGAATATCATTAACTTCTCTTGTTGCTTGCTCTATTGTATCAAATTCAAAAAATTCTCTATCTCTATCCTCTCTATATTTAGGAAAACCTCTTTTTTCAAGTTCAGGATGGACTTCTTTATCTGATAAAGGTGAATTTTTCCAAACTTTTAGTATAGTTGGCTTTTCAAAAACAAAAGTCCCATCAAGTGTTTCAACTCGGACATCAGCATCAATTGCTTCTCCAACTTTAATAATACAACCTCTTCTTAATGGTTCTAATCCGTGTTCTGTTCTATCCAAATCAGCAGGATATTGTAAAGTTTTAGTTGATATAAGGTATAAATCTTTCATTCTTTATTTATAAAATAAGTTAATATCCAAAGTGTAAAAATACAAAAAATTCCTTAAAATAAAAAATTTAAGGACACAAAGATTAAAAATTATTAAAAATTTCCCTCCCTTCTTTTTTCTAAAATTTTCTTTCAGTTCTACGATTAAACATTCTGCCTCAATAATTCACACCTACACATAACAAGGTGTATATGTAATGTGAGGTTCAGTAGTTAATTTAACATTTGTTCTTCTAATTAGGTTCATCGGTTAAGTCAAGTTTAGTGTTTCAAATCTCACACTACATATACACCCAACCGTTATAAAACATTATAAACGACCACCCCATTCAAATTTTATATCATCAACATTATAGTGATAAGTTGAAAACTTCATTAAATAGTTTATTTAAATTCTCTACTTTCTCATTATCAACAACTCCATTATCAATATATAAGTTCCTATTTACTTCAATCATTATACTATAAACATTTTTATTGTTGTAATAGTTAATTGGGACAATTGTACCAAAATAAGGGGTATCTATTTCAATGGAATAACCTTTTTCTTTAATAAAAGAAAACAAAAAATTACTTAACCAATTAGGGGTATGGATTTTATCCGTACCTAAACAAAAATTAGGTCTTATTGATTCTTGTACTAAATCAGATTTGAATGGGGTATCAGAATATGAATGACAATCAATTATGATAGCTAAACCATTCTTTTCAATTTTTTCTTTAACCAATGAACTTAAAGAATTGTGATGTTTTTTATAATATTGTTCAAATATAATTTCTTTACTTGTCGTTTCTCTAAGTAGTTCTCCTGAATCAGTTTTGGTGTAATAAAACCCCCTTCCATACTGGAACATAATTTCATTTTCATCGTCAAGTCTTTCAACATCACAAAAAACTCGACTATATGGGAATATTATTTTACTTGTCCCTTCAATATTAAAAATTTCATCTGTCGCAAAATCCGTTAATAAATCAATCTCTTTATTAGTTAAATCGATATTAACATAGTCAGTTAAATATTCTTTTGGTATTTCAATTTTGGAATGTGGAATATGAAAAATAAATGAGTCTTTAATGACATCACTAAATAAATTTATACCCAATAGGGTATTACCCTTTATCATATTTTATTAAAATTTATATGGTTTTCAAATAAAATCTTATACTCTCTCTTATTTTTAAATCTTCATCAATACAATCTTTATGTTTTCTGAAAATTACATCAGATTTTCCATATTTTTTTTCAAATTTACCTCCTTCATCATATTGAGGATCAAATTCATATCTGTCATATTCAACAAACCCCAATTTCTCATACAGTTTACTAAGAAATCCATCAAAATGGTCTAAATAACAACCACCATTTTTTATCGACGATTTCATTAAATCGTCCCCAATCCCTTTAACATTCGGTTCATTATTGAAAACTGAAACAATCTCAGAAAATTCTCCATCTTTTTTCTTCAATGCGTAACCAATGTCGTAATTTTTAAGTTTGAACAATTTCATTTCTTCTAATTCTGGAATTGAGTACGAAGTAAGCATTTCCATATGTTTACTTTTGCCAATAGCATCATAAAAACTTTTGGCATCTTGTGGTTTCTCCCAATTATCTGATTCAATGGCTTTGATTACTTTATTTTTTTTACATCATCGTTCTCATTTATATTATAACTTTTAAATAAACTAGTAAAATTTAAATGTTGTTCGACTAATTTTAAATATTTTTTTCTTTTCAAGTACATAATTGTTTTTTATATAAATATAATCAGCCAAATTAATTTTATTAACTATCAAATAATTTGAAGACCTCATACCAAGTTGATTTTCTTATGTTGTCGGTTTTTCATCGATTAAATACTTGAATCGGCTATTCCCAAATTCATCTATAATCATTACCCTCCCATCAATGTCTGTTTCTTCAAATATTAATTCGTTTTTATAATAAGTTGAAGTATATACCTTAGTACCTTCATTATTTCCATGTCGACATTCAACTCTACTTGTACCATCATCCCATAATAATATTGTAATTGTGTATGAACAATTTGGAAATCGTTGTATAATATCATTTTTTACTAATTCTATTTGTCTTTCAATTTCAATCATATTCTTGATTAATTCGTTTTAATAAATGTTCATCAGATTGATAATCAACGGATCTGACATCATCACCAACAAAGGCATCAATTCTTCCCAACTTATATGCTCTCATTAACATTGATTCCTCAAATTCCCTTGTTTCACCTTCCAATTCATCGGAGAAACCCAACATATAAGTCTCCAATAATATCTTGTTATCTATCATTTGTCAAACAATTTGAAGTCCTCATTAACGTGTCCGCAATCATCACAACGATAAGTTGGAAATGGTACTAAGGTGTCTTCTAATGCTCCAGTGAAGAGTTTTGATACTCTCTTAATCATCACAACTTCTTTAAAATACATTGACCCACAACTTTCACATACAACGGTTGGTTGTTGTTTTAAATCAATCTTGGGTAGGTTTTGTTCGGTATTAATTAGATTTTCCATATTATTTTTTATATATTAATTCAAATGTTTTAGGGTTTACACCAATTATTTCTCTATTTGAGACAAATTTAACACCATTGTATTCAAACATAAACCTTTTCTTAAGTTTATTCGTTACAAATCTGAAATCATCAAAATAATCCTTTTCCGTCATTTGTTTTTCCATTATTTAAAATATTTTAAGTTTTGCTACTTGTGAAATAACATTCATCGGAATTCTAAATTCCTCAAATGTCCCATCGTCCTTCAATAATATTATAATCGCACCAAAAAGTCCAATTTTTTCATATTTACTTCCCTCCAACATTTTAAATAATAACCTTAAATATAATGGAAGTTGAACATAATAATGCCCCAACGCATTATTGGGTAAATTACCAAATGGATCTTTCATTGGTTTGGTAAAATGATTGGATTCGAAGTTCTTAGGTTTATTCGTTTTATAATCTGTACAGAATATTCCAATCGTATTTTTCTCCTTGTTCTCAATCAACCACATCTTATCTGGTTGTCCAACATATTTCAATTCATTATCCCCCAATACCATCTCCGTATCTAGTAATAGAGCGCCTCTTTTCTTCATTAATTCCAAGAAATCTATACCAGCATTAACCATCCTGTCACTCTTCAATATCTGTTCAAAATCACAATCAAAGATGGGTTGTCTGACTTCTTTATTAATACCAAACATTTCCAATGATTTTCGTTCTAGTAAGTAGTGAGTTCTACTACCCAAATTGGTGGAGTATGTACCAGCATCAGACCATTCTTTTAATAGTTTTTGTTGTTCATCAACATCCCCCTTTGCTTTCTTTAAAGCAATTTCCTCAGCAGGAAATTCATCATAATATTTTTTAATTACCTTGGAAACTGAAAGCCAATCATCCTTTAATATATTATCAACATCCAACATTGTATATTGGTGTTTTTCTTCCTCAAATGTCAATTGTAGTTCTTGTTGTCTTTTTCTAACAATCTCCAATATCTCGTCTCTAACCTTAAATAAATCTGTCATCGTATTGTTATATAATATTCATTAATGTTTCCCCTCAAATCGGCAATATCTTTATCAAGGGGTAATTTAACAACCCTTATTCTTCCATATAAGTTCCCACCATTTAATTCGTGGTATAATTTTATTGTATTTTCATAAGCATCACCATCCAACGCAATCGTTATTTCCCCTTTTGTTTTCTCATATAAGGTATCAAATAATAATGAACTCATATGTTTTCCTAACATTGGGATGCTATTCGGAATGAAAATGGAATCAAATGCCCCTTCAACCAAAGTTATATCTTTTTCCCAATCTATCAAACTTTCAAAGAAGATGATTTTATCTTTTTCAGCTTCAGGGTTCTTGTATTTGGCTCTACTATGTAAATCCCAACTTCTGGCAATATAATAATTTAATTCATCCTTTTTATCATAGGAGGGGATTATTATTCTTCCTAAATGACTTCCATTATCACAAAAACCAATTCCATATCTTTCAATCATTTCATCGGTTATCCCCCTATTTGTTAAATAATTATACGCTTGTCTTCTTACTGGGTAGATACTTGAAACTTCGTTAAACTTTTTGAAATGTTCAGGTAGTTTTAATTTGGGTATTTTTTTATTTATTGGTTTTATTTCATCTGGTGCTAATAAAGAATATGTTTTATAGTGGGACTTCTTACCATATTTTTTAATTAGATGGGGTAATGACCCGTGCATATTGTTTGTGTCACCACAAGACCAACAATGATAAACGTGTTGGAAGTAATTTATTTCTAGGTTTCCTTTGTGTTTTCCATCATCACAAATTGGGCAATTGACCGAAAGTTGTCCCTTGGATTCATAATGTCGTTTTTCTTTCCCAAAAATTTCTTTAAGGATATCAACGATTATTTCATTATCATCTAACATATTATTCACAAAGTTTTACTACCTAATATATTTATTAAAAACAATTTTGTCAAATGCCAACAACAATAACAATAAATGATGTAACTGGAGCAACACCTTTTGACATTTATTTATGTGATGATCCTTTAACCACTTGTGTTTATGTTGATACCTATAGTGGTGGAACATACTCATTTGATGTACCATTAATTATGGATGGTCAATTATCATATAATATTAAAGTTGTTGATGATAATAATTGTGAAATAATCTCCAATTTAGTAGTTTAACAAATGAGTTGTCCTTGTCCATCGGGTTATACCCCAACCATAGATTCAGATGCCTGTATGTATACCATAACCGCAGCAACAAGTGGTGGTTCATTTTTTTATACCGCAACAACTGGTAGTGTTAATACAGTGTATGATGCGTATGGTGTTATTTTTTATGAAGACATTACAAATCTTTCATTCCCAATAACAAATTCAGGTTCAACTACTTCAGCATATACTGAAAATGGGACATTACTTTTTAATACGCAATTTTTAGTTGATAATAGTGGAAGGATTTTAAATATTCAAGCTGGTGGTCAAGGTTTTACACCTTCACCGTATTTTGGACCACCTATTTTAACAAATTCACTTTGGGGTAGTGGAACTACAATAACCGGTAGATTAAATAATGCTGGAATATGGGTTTCAAGTGGTGCAACAGCACCTCCATATGATGAATATATTGGGTTTTCATATTGTTTAGATATACCAATTGGTGGTACATATTATATTGCGGTTTCAGGTGACGATTATTTTAGATTTAAAATTAATGGTAATCTGGTTTATCAATCAATTTCAACTTTTCCTGGTACATCTATTGCTCAAGGTTATGGCACTGTATTTTTGAGTGTTTTTCCATATACATTTACTTCAGGGTTGAATATAATCGAAATGGAGAATTTAAACCTTACATTATCTCCAGCAAGTTTTGTTGCTGAAATATATAGTGGTTCAGTCTCAACATTAAGTGGTTATACTAGTTATTCTCAATTAAGTGCTGATACTTTGTTTTCAACATTAAATTTTGTTGGTCAAGATATACTTTTATCCGAAAGTGGCGCAACATCCAACACTGGTTATACTTGTCCAAGTGGATATTCTTTATATACTTGTAGTGGTACACCATATTGTGTTCTAATTGATAAAACCGATATTGTTAATTATTGTGTTAATGACACAGGATTGGGTTATGATGATTATTTCAAGTATGGTGGAATTCATAACTCTGAACCTTATTGGAGTGGTGAAACAAATGGTTATGTTATCTATTATACAACTGGTGGAACTTGGTGTTTATCAACAATATTAGATGGAACTTGTTTATTGGAGGGACCTGATCCTTGTAACTCAGTTTGTCCTGATTTGTGTGACACTTATGTATTCAGTGGTGCTTGTCCCACTCCTACTCCAACCCCAACTGTTAATTGTTCCGTATTGGATTTTAATGCGATATTTGATTGTGAGGTTACACCCACACCAAGTATTACCCCAACAATCTCCACAACTCCAACAATGACACCAACACCATCACCAAGTGACCCTTGTGGTGGTAGAGCTATTGATGTAACTATAAGTGGTTATACGCCAACTCCAACGGCAACATCAACTCCAACACCTACCCCAACACCTCAGATTACAAGACCTTGTAGTGTGTCAGGAACGGTTGTTTTTAACACAATTGATGGACAGCTTAAATCACCTAGTAGCAAACAATTCCAAGATTGTTATACTGGAGAAATGTATTATACGACAAATAGTATTCCATTGCCATCAGGAGGTACAATTAGTCAATTTATGATATTCAAAGCATCAGTTAATGGAAATTCAAAATGTATTTCATTCTTGGGTTATAATTTGGATACCATTGGGGTTGATTCAATTTCATTGGTAACCGGGCCTTTAGGGTTTTCTAATGTTGGTCAATGTTCACTTTGTGTTCCAGATGTTTCACCGACACCAACGGCCACCGTAACACCTTCTGTTACTCCAACAATGACACCAACACCAACGCCATCTATGTTACCAGGTTATTATGTGTATAGACAATGTGGTAATCCAACCGAATATGTAATTCAGACTTTGGCCATACCAACATTCACGCCAAATCAAGTGTTCAAAACAATTGCAAATGATTTATGTTGGGAATATATGTATTACTCATCCACATATCCAACATTACCATTGGGATCAACGTTTACTTATGTGAATGGAAGTTTCTTCCCATCTTTAGGTAATACATTCTTTAATACTTGTATTGATTGTTTGGTAAGTTTATAATTTGTTATATTTATAGTAATATAACTCAAAAATGAACGCACTTGTTTTTAACAATATCTTTGGTTTAAATCAACCATATACCGTTTATGTATGTGATGTCTTTGGTAATCAATGTATACTGTTGGCTTATATTGCAACAACCGTACCTGTCGTTAATACAATTATTCTTCCTCCACAATTTAGTTCAGCACCAGCAATTGGGGTTAAGGTAATTACAAGTGATGGGTGTGAAAGATTTAAAATTTTATATTGTAGTGAGGATATAAAAGAATTTATGGGCTTGGAGGATTTTTATTTTATGGATGGTGTCGGATATTTCTTTATGTCCTAACTATTTATAAAGAAAAAAATAAATGGCATTTCTTACCGATAGAACCTTAACAACTGGTGTAACCGTTAATGATTTAATTCACATTGTAATTACTGGTGATACTTCTCAAAATCCAGCAGGTTCTTCATATAAGGCAACAATGGGTCAAGTACTTGACTTGATAAATCCAACTACTCTAACTGGAGGTACATATGACCCACTAACAGGTACTATAACATTTTATGATGATATTGGTGGTAGTTTTAATGTCACTGGTTTAGTTACTGGTTATACAAATACCGCAGTTACAGGACTTACTTATAATAATGCAAATACATTTACAATTTTAGAAAATGATGGTACAACACATAGTGCTAGTTTTAATATTGTTACTGGTTTAACTATTAACGCATTATTAGATGGTCTATCAATTAAGAATGGAACAGGAAATGCCGATAATGTTAGTAACTTAATAGAAGGTATTAACGCTTCTAATGTTAAAACATCAATTATAAGAGCAGATGGTGCAATATCTGGAAGTAGTTTATATGTTAGTGGTACAACAGGTTATAACCAATTAATTGTTAAAACAACATATACCCCATCAGGAACAACAGATACAAATGGTGTACTTGGTGATATATCTTGGGATGCTAGTTATGTGTATGTCAAAACTGCTGCAGGATGGAAACGTTCAGGTTTAACAACTTGGTAATTATATATTATTTATAAAGTCAAATAATCCTCTATATTTTTTTATATGGAGGATTTAATTTTTGTAACAGCACAACCTGATGTTCCCTACTTTCATTGGCAAGTTAGAATTTATGTTCATAACTTTATAAGTTTGGGAATAAACCCCAACCAAATACACGTAATTTTTGCGATGGTTATGGGAAATAAAGAACCAACCAAAGAGTCGTTAGACTTGAAAGAGTTGGGAATTAATGTTCATCATTACTTAGATGAAAGACATAAAAAACATTATATACCAAACATAAAACCTTTTCTAATCTATAAATGGTTGGAACAATATCCCCAATATGGGAAACTATTTTTCTTGCACGATGCGGATATTATATTCAGAAAATTACCTGATTTTAATTCATTAATTAAGGATAATACAATCTATGTTTCCGATACAATTGGGTATATTGGACACGACTACCTAAAAAGTTGTAGTGAAAGATATGAAATGAAATACCCAACTTTAGAAAAGGATTCACTATTAACAAAAATGGTTGATGTTGTTGGAATTGACATTGATACCCTTAAAATCAATCAAAATAACTCAGGTGGAGGTCAATATATAATTAAAAATACCCCATCAAGTGAATGGTATAAAATATATATGGATTGTGTCCCACTTTATAATACAATGATGGATTATCATAAAGAGTTTCCAATTGATTTTGGTGCTATCCAATTTTGGACTGCTGAAATGTGGTCATTATTATGGAATTTATGGTATTTCAAATGCGATGTTAAAATATCAGATGAACTTAGTTTCTCTTGGGCTACTGATGATATAAGAAAATATGACCAACATAATATTCTTCATATGGCTGGGGTAACTGATGAATTAAAACATAATAAATTCTATAAGGGGGAATATATTAATGTGAACCCATTGGATAAATTAAAAGAGAATCCAAACTTTTTTGATTATGTGGATAAAAATAGTTCAACCATAAAGTATATTGATATTATGAAATCATTGGTAGAAAATAATGATTAATTGTATTTATCAATAATTAACGATATAAAATGTCAAAAGGTTTATTAGAACTTTCCCCAACTTGGTGTAATAATAAAATCATAACTTATGATTTTTGTTTGGCCCCTTATGCTTGTCTTAGTGGTACAACATCACCAATGCCGACACTATATAATAGTAAGGTTTATTATACAATACCCACAAGTCCAATAACATATCTTTGGTGGAGTCCAAATTTGAATAAATGGGTATTCTCTGAAGTTTTGGGAACTCCTAGTAATATAACATTAGATTATACTGGAGATTATCCATATACCTCTACTGTAAAATGGGACGGTAATTTTGTTGGTAGTGAATTCTTTAAGACTTGTGATTGTACTTGTTTTACAAAACCAAATTATTCTGATAATAATTTTTTACCAATTAATGAATGTGGTGTAATTACAATTTATCCAATGGGTATTAGTTGTACCCCAATACCACCATCAAAAGTAGGTGGTACTGGTAGTTTATCTTTATTGATAACTGGGGGAACTCCACCGTATTCTATTCGTCTTTTAAATTCAACAGGTAATTCAACATATGGTGTTATTGGGTCTTCAAATTTTTACAATATACCCAATTTATTAGTTGGTACTTATTTTGTTGAGGTTACTGATAATTTTGGTGATTTTCAACAAGTAATTAATTGTACAATTGTCGCACCACCACCATTACCCACTCCAACACCGCCACCGATACCAACAACACCGCAGCAATATCAAGAAATTACTTTCTGTTTAAGAATTAAAGCGACAGGTGACCGAAATAGTCCAGGTTTTAGTATTGATTTAAGTTTCATAATATTTTCTTTTAATTACACTAACAATATTATAACACCAATTTTTATTTCAAATACAGGTGAAGAATTTGTTATTTGGGATTATACTAGCAATGTTTGGTCGTTATCCGCAACGAGTTCTAGTCAACTTACAACTCCAAGTAAATTAGGGCCTCAAACTCCTTCAACTTGGAAGATGATAAATTCTACACCATTACCTCCATTTCCTAATATTGGGCGACCTGTGAATACTTGGAGTTTATTTAATACATCAAATCCGATTATTCCAGCTATTTCATCAACAAACGGTGTTTGTCTTGCTCCGCCAATATTAGTCTTTTGGATTAATGAAAGTTGGTGGCAATATTATGGTTCAAACATCCCACCACAATATCGTGGGGTAGCTTGTGGTGGAAATAATAAAACACCTTATTTTAAATGGTTTATACAAAATCCAGGAGGAGTTATAGTTACAAGTTACGACATATTATGTACACATATTGGTACTGGTGATGTATATTGGGATATAACAAATATTAATCCAAGTCAATTTGAAGTTAGTGACACGATTCCTTGGCAAAGTCCTGCGGTAACTGGGAGTACACAAAATAATTCATTAAGAAATAATAGGGGCTGGCAGGGTCCTTGTCTTCCACCTTTTTCAAACCCTAATTTTAGTGTAACACTAACAGCAAATTCAGTTAGTGGTTCGTTAACGGCAACAATAAACTTCATTTACTGTCAAACTGTAACTACCGGTATATGTAGTATATAAATCAACTTATGGCGATTTTTTCTGAAGTAACAATAAATCAAACAATATGTGGATGTGATGGAGGTCTAACAATATTCGCATCAGACGGTTATCCCCCATACTCGTTTTCAATTAATAATGGATTAAGTTATAACCCCTTCCCAATTTTCAATAATCTATGTGAAGGTAATTATGTTGTAATCGCAAATGACATATCTGGAAATTCTTCAACAAATTTTGTTACACTTAATCCCCCATCAAATCCAATTGCATATACAATATATCTGAATACAACATCACAGATTATTAGTACATCACCAACACAAGTAATTACAGAATATAAGACATATGTGAATGTATTCCCAACACTACAAAGTGGGGTTACAATTTCATTTAAAATAAATCATTCAAATTTATACCAATCATCACCAAACGAATTTTCATCGTCAGGTACATCAAATTCTTCATTGGTTATTGATACGATAACAATACCAAACACAAGTTCAGGAACAACAACTGGTTCAACCTTTAATCCAATTCCTGGATGTCAAGGAGAACCATTATATCTGACAACTTTTAATGAAGAATGGTCATCGTTGAGTTATACATTGGGAACTGAATTTGAATTAGCAACAATAGACATTGTAAATAAAAACGAATTCATTAATTGTTATATCGGAACTAGTCAACATAATTTCACAATCTCAAATGTGTCAATTAGTGGTTGTGGTTGTTGTTCAGCAATAACAGCATAAAAGATGAATTAATATATTTATTAGGTATGGGATACATTTTAAAAAATACATCAGGTTTAATTAACACCAGGCTAACTGACGCTGGTAGGCAAAAATTGTCACAAGGTAGATTCAATATATCATATTTTCAAATTGGAGATAGTGAGGTTAGTTATAGTGTTATACCTAATTTCAATTATACCAAATATAATGTCTTTGAACCTAGTTTTAATGCTCAGAATACAGCTGGTGCTCCTCAGTCAAATAAAGAAAATATAAAATACCCAATATTCGTTGATGAAATTGGGGGAAATACTTATGGAATTCCTTTTATGGATTCCATTGTTGAATCTGTGTATAATACAGCTCAACCTAGAGGGTTTTTCTTGGGGACATCAATTCCAAATACAGAAGAATATAATTGGAGTGCTTTAACAATGAATTGTTATGCTATTAGTGCTAATTATATCGTTCAAATGAATACCCTAAATGGTACAAATACTATTGATGTTATTTATAGTGGAAATAATTCAAATGTTATTAGAAATTATAAAGTTGGTGATATCATCACTATAATTTATGATGGTTATGGTAAAAGTAATTCATCTTGTTATACCGCAACTACCACCACAACAACAATAGCCCCAACTACAACTACCACAACAACTGACCCTTGTAGTCCTCCAGTACCTCCAGCTACAACCACAACAACAACTTGTGCTCCAATAGTATGTGGACCTTGTGAACCAATTGAAGGAGAAACTTGTGTTGTGGGATTTCAGAGTTGTTATCCAATTCTTACTTATAAAATTGTTGGGGTTTGTTTAAATACTTTAACATTAGATAGAACAACCCCGGATTATTCTTATTTATCTAACCAATGTTATGGTAGAACTATTATTTATCCATCAGGAATGACGGAAATATATGATAGTGTAACACCCTCGCTTCATTGGAATAATGATGTTATTAATTTTGAATCCGTTTGTTATAATGACCAATTTAATGTGAAGGTTTGGAATATGAACATTCCTTGGTCTGAAAGTCCAGCAGGTCTTGACTCATCAACATCCAATGACTATACCAAGTTTGGTTCAGTTAATTATTTGGGTTCAAAAGAATATTTGGGGTACGCCAATAGTAGTGGTCAAACAGATACAAGTTTTACATTCTATATAAATTCTTTTGATGAAATTGTTCAAGTTTTACCACAAGACCAAAAAGCAATTGCCATCATTCATTATACAAATCAAACCATTGATTTATTCTATGGTGAGAAGTTTGCTACACAGCCATTTGATGATAGTGTGGAAGACACAACTGGTCAAGGTAGAAACTTTAAATTACATCTTCCTTGGTTGATGTGGCATAAAAATCCAAATTGTTGTTTAGGTCAGACATTTTGGATTGACCCTCCAGGTTTTGAAGATTTGGATTTATTCCAAGTTAATTATATTAAGTCAACCAAGAATCTTGAGATGAATGACCCAGGTATTAGATATTTCCATTTGTGGGATAATAATCCTAATGTTAATGCTCTAACTCCAAACATTCCAAATCGTGTTGGTAAGGTATTTCCTGACTTAAAAATTATTGTTATTGATGATGAAGAATTGATTGCCGCGATGTCATATAAGTCAAATAGAAATTGGACATTACCAGCCCCAAAAGTTGCCTTAATTACACCAAATATTTGTGGTTTGGATAATAATTCGGTTGAGGGTATTTTGACAGGTAATACTGAATATCTTTATGTGACATATAGATTATCTAATTCATATGGTTTTACGAATTCATTACATTGTAATTATTATCAAGCAATTCAAGGACCTAATGTGAGTTGCAATCCACTTCCATCACAAAATGTAAGTGTAAGGTTTGGTGGTGAGTTTGGTTGTCTTTCAACTCAATTTAATCCAATCACAACCACAACAACTACGTTTAACCCTTGCCCTTGTTGGTTTAGTGGATTTACTATGTTTTATCAGATTAATAATGTATTTTTAACTCTTGTCGTTATACCAACACCAAAAACATTAAATAATTATCCAATATTTAATGTTTTTGGTAATGAATTTTACGCTAACATTAGTTGGGATTCAACTAATTGGGTTTTTGACACGGCAGCAAATGAGTCTTATAATATATTATTTGACACTAATGAACCAATTGGTAATTATGAAATTATAGGGGCTGGAATTTCAGGGGTTTCTCAATGTGGATTATACAATAGAATAGTTACCACTCAATGTATTTCTGGTGGATCAATTTGCGATAACATTTTCTATGATTTTGCATTATCAGGGGGTACTGGAATATATACCGATCAAGACTTAGGTAAGTACATCACATTTAGTGGTAATACTTGGGTTTTAATTGAAAATAACATTGTTGAAGCCACATTAACTGGATTAACTAGTGGTGATACACCATATGGTACTTGGACAACAACTACTCCATCGTTAACTGGTTTCACAACAACAAATTATGATGACTTTTTTACATTTGGTTGCGAATGTATTACATTGACAACTAATCTTGTAACAGCTGGGAGTTCTATGATTATTTATACCGATTGTTATGGTGTTTTAAATACATTAGATGCTGATTTTGGGTTTGGTATTGATTTATGTGTTTATAATATAAATGGTGAAACAAGTGAAGTTTCTTGGTTTTATGTATCTGGCGATACACTAGAACAGACCGAATGTGTTAGTGCTTGTACTACAACCACAACAACTGTTAATTGTTCCCAATTTATAGTTACAACCACAACAACATTCCCAGTAATATCTACAACCACAACAATATGTCCATCTTATTGTTCAATGCCTCTTGGATTTTATGCCGATACATTCCAAATCATTTGTCAGAAAGTTGATGGTAATGGAAGACCTGAACCTAGTGAGTGGAAAATAATTGATTATACCGACCAATTAAGTGGTTCAACAATTAATGGTTACTTAACCGAAGAAGGTCTAACGGGAAATACATTTGTTATTACACAAGACTTATATGATGAAGCGGATACATATGTATTAACCGACTATATTGATTTACCATCAGGAACAACAACAAATCTTAATTTTGGTGATGAATACTATTTCTATGGAAATTTAGATACAGACATTCAAGCCACAATTTATGAAATGAGATATAAAATAAACTTGGGTCAATCAGAGTTTTTGGTATCATCAAATCCAACTTGGGAAAACACCAAAAAAGTTCATCTGTCTGAAATTGGTCTTTACGATTCTGACAAAACTCTTATGATTGTATCGAAACTACAATCACCATACCCAAGGAATGGTATTCAACAATTTGTAGTTAAATTTGATTTTTAATTATGTCTAAAACAATTGAAACAACCCCCAAAATACTAGGTTTAGATGTGTCCACCAAGACTATTGGTTGGGCACTTTTTGATATCGCATCAAAAGAACTTTTGGAATTAACTCATATTTCTCCTGTTGTCAAACCAAAGGAAGATAACAAAATTAAGGAATTATTTCTTAAAACTGAAATCTTTAAAACAAAATTGGAACAATATAAAGGACTTGGTATTACAAAGGTAGTAATTGAAGAACCTCTACTTAATAGTAATAATGTTTATACGATACAAACTCTGTTACGTTTTAACACCATTATTTCAAAGGAAATTTATGATGCCCTAGGTTTAGTACCAGAATATATCTCAACCTATAATTCAAGGAAGAATGCTTTTCCTTGGTTGGTTAAAGAAAATGATAAAAAGAAACTTGTTTTATTTGGTGGTTTCCCAAAAGATTGTGATAAGAAACAAATCATTTGGGAACAAGTTGCAAAGAAAGAACCCCAAATTAATTGGGTCTATACCAAAAACAATACACTCAAAAAAGAGAATTTCGATATGAGTGACGCTTATTGTTGTGTTCTAGGTTATATGAAACAAGAAAATATATGGTAAAATAAAACCCCACTTTTTAGGTGGGGTTTTATTTTATGGTACAGCAATATCTCCCGATATTGTCCAAGAATATGTTCCTATGATATTAGATCTGGCGGTGTCAGCGGCACTACCTATTTGATATTGTAACCCAAGAGCCCCCAAAAACACACCATTTTGTAATGAAGGTAAGGAATTCCATCCAACTAAAAGTGATTCATAATTTGATTGACTTATTCCACAAGTGTTTAACATAAATGACATACTTGTAACATTTGAAACATCCCATCCACTTATATCTTGATTAAATAATGTCGCATTTGCGAACATACTTAACATATTTGTTACATTAGATACATCCCATCCACTTATATCTTGATTAAATAATGTCGCATTTGCGAACATATTACTCATGTTAGTTGCATTAGACACATTCCATCCACTCAGTGGTTGGTTAAATACTATTGCAGTTGAAAACATTCCAGACATATTTGTTATATTGGATACATTCCAATTATTCAACGGTTGATTAAATGATGTTGCCGAAGTAAACATATTTGCTGAATTAACTAAGTTAGATACATCCCAATTATTTATATCTTGATTAAAATCAAATGCGGTTTGGAACATTCTAAGTGTAGTTGTAACATTTGATACGTCCCAAGAACCAATAGGGTGATTAAATGATGTCGCATTTCTAAATGTTTCAGTCATATCAGTAATTGTTGAAACGTCCCAAAACTCAGCATTATTGATTGTTGTAATTGAAGTACAATTTCTAAATGTTTGAACTAATGTTGATGTTGTTGATAAGTCAATGAAATCTGTAGTCCCACTCAATTCCAAATTAACACAACCATAGAAATGACCTGGTGAATCACCTAATTCTAAAATACCCCATTGTTTAATCTCCATTAATTTTCCTCTATCTCCACTATTATTAAATGTCCAACCACTTAATTGTCCACTAATTGATACCTCATATGTACCAACTGCGGTATATGTATGTTCAACATTTGGATCATTCCAAGTATTAATTGTTTCAACTACACCATCGCCCCAATCCACATCAAAACTATATGAACCACCACTTACTAAAGGTAACTTAAACGTATCAATATTTGTTGACCCTAAACTAATTTTTGTTGTATCTACCGTAAATATAAATGGAGCTAAAACTGGTAGAGCACATACTTCACAACTTATATCATAATAAACTTTAACCCCAACAATTACTTCAGAATCAATATATTCTTGTGGTGGATTACTTATTGTTCCAATCGTTATTTTATTTTCAATTGGTTCAATATCTACATATGTTATTCCGGAATAACTCAATAACAAAATCTTAACCGTATCGTAATATAAATTATCCGCAGGAAAATCGTTTAATGTTGTTGCAGTATAAAAGGTTTGACCTGTACTTGATGTTGTAACACCAGATAATGTCACTTCAACCTCAAATACCGCTGAATTTAGAATACAATTTGTGTCACCAGATGTCAAGTCCTTAAATCCTTCTATTAACATCTGTTGTGGACCTTTTCTTAGATTTTGTGTCTGATTGGTTAATAATCCTTGTGAAATGGTATAAGTTTGATTTGATTGCAATAACGTATAACCTATTAATGTTATACTTCTACTCAATGTACATCCATAAGCATCCGTAATTGTAACAGAATAAGTCCCTGCTGAAAGATTATTAATCGTTAGACCTGTTTGTCCATTTACATTTGGACTCCAATTAACGGCAAATGGTGGAGTTCCATCTGTAATGAAAATACTGATTTCACCATCATTTGAAAATAAAGGATTCAATGATGATAAAACATAATTTAGATTACTTAGATTTGGTATTGTTATTGGTAAAATCTGTTGACATAAATTAACATCCGTAACTTTTGCAGTATAATTCCCTGGTAATAAATTTTGGAATGTATAAGTTAATCCTGTTTGACCAAAAATGTCATAACCATTAATTTCATACCTATATGGTCCAGTTCCTCCACTAGTAATTGATAATACAACTTCTCCATTCGGTAAATTACAAGTAGCGCCAGATGTTATTGCCGATAAATCAAATAACACATTATTACTAATAACCACAGTACCTGAATAAGGACATATGTTTAATGAATCCGTAATTGTTATGGTATAAGTGTCAGAACTTAAAGATGTAAATATAAATCCACCATTTTGTAATGGTTGTATCCCAATTTGTGAATTATTAAGAGAATCTGTTAAAGTATATGTATATGGTGCTGTCCCACCGAATATAGATATTGATATTTGACCATCAAAATTATTGCAATTTGAGTTTGTAACATCAAATGTAACAACAGATATAGCACTAGGGGTTAATAATGTCGTGTACGCAGTTGATTGACATAATCCAGCATCTGTGACTGTGGTTGAGAAGTAACCCGCAGGTAATCCGGTGAATGTATAAGATGGTGAGAATGTTATCACAATTTCACCATTTGAACCTTGTATATGATATGGGGCAGTTCCCCCTGAAATATAAACAGTCGCCTCACCTGTGGCTGAAAAACAAGTTGGTTGAGTATCAATTAAAATTAAACTTGTTAATATGGGTACTGATTCTATTATAGCTCCTTGAGACGTACTACATCCAAAGCTATCGGTAACTACAACAGAGTATGACCCATCAGATAATCCGGTAATAGATGGTGTTGTTTGTCCATTAGACCAAAGATATGTATATGGTGGAGTTCCTGTTAGTCCCGTAACATACAATGAACCTAAATTTACAGCGCAAGCTGAATTATTAACCTGATACAATCCAAAATTTAATGTTGTTGAACTTTTAATTATACAACTCTGACTTTTACCTGAACAGCCTCCTCCATCATCAGCAATTACATAATATGTCCCTGCCGACAAAGTATTAAAAACGGCAGTATTAACTGGTAGTGATATTACTTGGGATATCCCATCATTAACTTCATATAAATAAAATATTGAGTTATTGTATAAATTATTAGTTGTTGCGGTTATAGACCCATTGTCAAAACCACAAGTTGTATTTGTGGAGTCAATAGATACACAAGTTCCTGACGATATATTAATATTAACCAAAAAATACGTATTCCCTGAAGAACAGCTATCAACAATATTAAAGGTATACGTTCCAGCAGTTAGTCCGGTTTGCGAATATCCGGTAATACCAAGACCTAATACAGTTGTTCCTGTTGTTGGGCTAATCCGTTGGATTATGTAATCTGGCGCTGTCCCATCAATACTAATATCAAAAGCACCTAAACTACTATTTGAACAATCCCCTGTTATACCATTAATTCCAACTCCTAAATCACAAGCCATTAATTACAATAAATTTTAAAGTTTATACCAATATCTATACTAAATGTAAATCCACTATCGTCAGTTGAACACACTTGATTGTAAACAACAACCGTATTACTATCAGTTAAGTAATAATCATATCCCAAGGATTTTAAAGAGTTTAAAGCTGAAATCAATGCGTTATAATATTGTGTTTCAGTTGGTGCATTAAATGGAGCTATTGAATATGTGTTTCCGGTGAAAAATTCATTCTGAACAATGGTGTTACCACTTACTTTTAGTTCAATATACCAATTACTTTGTAGTGTGTTTAATAAACAATCGTTTAGTTCATATCCATTTACACTTAAATAATTATTCAAAATACTTCCTAATACTCCAGTTAATGTTAATATTTGAGGATTTGACTGCCAAGAATAAATTTGACACTCAACAGATTCAGCACTACAATCATACTGAAATACATCTGTAATAAGTGTTGATGGTCTATTGAGTGGTACTCCACCTTTAAATCCGCCATTATTATTTTTAACACTTCCACCATCATTAAATTTAATTGATGGAACTTCAACACCACTAGGTGGTGTTGATATTGATGGACTTGTTTTAGGATCTTTAATTGGAGGGAATTCTTGAGCCCCACCCTTATCATTAGGCACAATTTCGCAACCCTCTTGTCTTCTCCAAACAAATTTTTGTCTATGGAATATTGAATTTTCCATTCTAATTCCTGTGTTCCAAATTGTTGTTGCGGGAACCATTTGTTCAATCAATCTAATCCAATAATCACCCATCCCATTAACGTATTCAATCATATTTTCATATTTGAAATTGTTATTTGGTAGATTGGCAATTTCCTCAGATTGGATATATCTCCAATAGATTGAATCCAAGGTTGGATACCCCCCAGTTTTTCCATTTGATGAGAATTGTCTATTTCTAACATTGATTGTATTTTGCCAAAATGTTTGAGCAAATTCAAAGAATGTTTTTCTCTTTGGTTGGGGATTGATAATAGTCCAATCCACCCCACCTTTATTAGGATAATATTTAATTGGGTTTGGGTCACATGCTGTTGGTTGAATATAATTTAAACCTTGATTTGGGATTGGGTAATTGTCTTGTCTTGACATTGACCATACATCATATAATAACCCTTGAGCTGGGTTCATAAAGATATCAACGTTTTTAACATTTAATACCAATCTTTCATCATCAACAAAATACCTTGCATTTAAATTACCATCTAAATTACTCCGTAATCCAGTTTCGGTATCAAACCAACTCTTATTATTATCAATTTGAGAAGTTAATCTAAAACCAAGATTCATAAATGGAAATCTCCTATATCTATTTAAATATATTTGACCATATGATGGTGGTAGTAGATTTGTCTGTAATACTGTACTTTGACCTGTAAATATACTAAATGTTAAATTAATAACTTCTGGGCCTCTGTGTTGTGGAGTTTGTTCAAACCATCCTCCTCCAATTTGGAAGAAATAACTCTCCGTATCTTCAGGTGTCCTTGGGTAACCTTGAGAATCTATCGGATAATCCTCCAAATTTAAATTAACACTAGTAATTGAATTTGTTGAGGTGAATCCCGTGTATTCAATACCTTGAATTGAAAATATATTTCCTTCTTCTAATATTGGGGTTTCTTGAATATATGTCCCACCAGAAATTAAACCCCAATAAGTGTCAAATTCAGATAAATTAATTCTTTGGTCGGCTAAATAAATATATTCATTGAACTCAACCAATGCTTCAGGGGCTCCAACTAACCTTAATAAACCTTCAATTGATTTTCTAGTACCTTTTGATTTAAAAAGATAGGCTGAATTTAATATTATATTCCTAAAGTATTGATAATTTAATTCATCCGGAGTTGAGCGTATTGCTACACCACTGAAATTTGAGGTGTCCGTATTTGTATCACCGAATATTGAGGTTAAAAAATTGTCGTTTGATATTGGTGTTATATTTGTATTCCATCCTAATGTTTGTGCTAAATTTTTTAATAACTGGGATGGAATATCATTTCTAACTGTATAATTAACCGAATTTACAAATGATAGAGATGTAATGAATTTTTGAACATCATCAAAACTTCTACCGAAAATTTGTAATATTTTTTCAATTTTTCTATCATCAGTGTCAAATTCTGTAAATGCTCCAGTTGCTAAAAACCTTGATACTAAATTTGTTTGTTGATTATCATAATAAACCGCAATTTCATTTAAAGAAGTTAAATATCTATCAAAATTAGATGTTAAAATATCAATATTCCATCTACCATACAACGGAAAAGTTATTTGACGATTTTGGATATAAACTGTTCCATCTTCAGCTTCAATTGGTACTTTGAATGTTGAGGTATATAATGGTGTTATATCCCTATTTAATAAGAAATTTTCAACATCATCTAAATCTTCATTGAAGACTTTTGCAACAACAAAGTCATTTGGTCGTATAACTATATCATTATATATTGTTGTTTGACCTAAAAATGGATTTCCACTTACATATATTGTTAAATAACCACTAGTTAATCCGCTTGTTGATACTATTCTAGTTACATTATATCCATTACCTAAATAATACAGTGAATAATTGACATACTGAGTTGTCATATCTCTCAATGGAGATACTTTTATTTCTCTTAATTCCAAATTCCTAGTTGAATTAACCGTATAATCAATTTCAAAAGGATTACGAATTCTTGATAAATTCAATCGGAATGAGGTTTCATTCGCTACAACGTTATAAACAATATTTTCTGCGGTAACACCGGATGTATAATCAATACTAATTGATGTTGATTCAATTGCCGCAGGGAAATAATTAATAATTTTTGTGATGGCAGATGATATCCTTTTGACCATTGAACCATATAAAACAAAGTTTGTTACTTGAGATAAATCAAAATTTGGATATATCTTAAAATTATTCTCAATAATTGCCTTGGCTTGATTAATATCGGTAATTCCCATTGAGTCCAAGCTCATTGGATTTGAGAATACCCCAGTACTAAAATTACGATTAACTTTTTCAGTAACCGCAGTTGTGAAATTAAAATTACCTTGAGTTAAACCACCCCCAGTAACAAGTTGGAATCCTACCAAATTGTCAGAAAAAGTACCTTCACCTGTTGGTGGTTGTGGGGGACAAGTAAATTTAGCCATTATTGAGTTATATTTGTGAAGTTTTTACTGAAATCAACATTATCTCCTCTGTCTTGTCTAACCTCAAATAGAAGGTCATTAAATTGGTCTCGTATTTCGTATAAATTGTATTGTTTATATATGTTATTATTACTATCGTATAATGTGTAAATACCATCATCAATTGATTTGGTCTGATTGCCAAATAATCCAATAGCCAATGTTGAAAAGTCGTGTTCAGCAATTTCAATATCCATAACAATCGGATTAAAGAATGTATTTGTTATAATAATATTCTGATTTGGTTGTCCAATATATGGTACAGCATTAGGTTTGTTAGATGGTGCGGTTGATGGTGATAATGTACAAAATATTAGATTTGAATTTGAATCTGTATATCGGTATCTAATTGACCTCTGAGAGGTGTTTGTTAAGTTTTGGACAACTGGTTCGCAAAAGAAAGATGATGTAATGATACGGAAGAAATTGGGTATTTTAGACCCATCTGTATTCAAGTATTCAACTCTGAATCCAACCAACCCTTGATTGGTGAATTTATTTCTAAATTCATTTGGAACTGAGTTTAAATCAATAACCAAACCCTTAACATTAGGTAATGCTGATAATATGCCGCAATCCAAAATTGTAGTTCTAATTTGAGCAGGTCTAATCATTAATGTATAGATTCCAACTCTGTTAAATTGTTCCGCAGGTAATGTTAAATTATATAAACCACCCAATATCTCAACATTGGCGTTTCCACCAGTGCTTGAGTTATTGAAATATGGTCTTAAGATTGATTTCGCATTTAATTTTGTTAATAAGAAGTTCTGTGTTTCATCTCTTGATGGTGTATAATTCAATATAATTTCAACATCTTCTGGGGAAACATCCGCTTGTCTTATGGTTCCATAATTGCCTATTGCCATTTTTTTATTTGTTTTTTATAAATATCAATTTTATGTTTTTATAACATTAAAAAATCCATAACCATACTTGGTTAAATCCCCAACATTATCTACCTCACCCAATCTCATAAGTCTCTCTAAAGCCGAATTCTTTCCTCTCTCAACAAATACAGCAGATTGTACTTCAGGTTCATCAACAACATTTAAGAGATATTCTTCCTTGGTTATTGCTGAACATACAACATCAATTGGACTTACACCTGAAACAACGAATATGGTTAAATCTTCAGGATAATCAAAATAATCTAAATTATTGATTGTATATGCTGTATATGGAAATTGTGGATTTGGTTGGTATACAATACCCTTTACTCCTGTTGATCCAGTTACTGGGGTGCTATGTTTAAATTTAATAGGTCCATATTGTACTAAGTCATTGATTGATGAATTGGTATAGCCTGATATAACCAAAGGTCCATCTAAGAAGGGATTATCCCCACTCTGATATATTTCACAAGTTGTATCTCCGCTAAACAAGTAATCATAATCTAATGAAGTACCTGACCAACTACCACCCAACGGAGTGAAATACGCCGTACCGCTAACATTATCCACAGTTACTG